CCCCCACGTCCACCGAATGAAACCGTAGGCCCCAAAAGCGGAGCGCTCCTTGCCGCCCATCACGGATACCGTCCAAACCATCCCGCCGGTTCTGAAGACGTCCCCCTCCCACTTGCCCATAATCACCATGGGCTGCATGGCTAGATAGGTAGTTATCGCGTCGAAGGATAGATCTTTCACGCCGCAAAACATGGCCTGGAGGTTTTCCCGGCGATAAACAGAGCGCCTGCCACCGGCCAAGGCAAAATAGAGGTTGCCGAGGAATCCGTCTGGAAAGATGGGATTATTGCGGTCGTACCGGATCGCCTGCCAATCACCAATCCGGTAGTTCTCTTTCTTTAGTTCGTCGAAGATGGACATTCCGTATACGGACTACTGTGGACGCCCGGGGATGGCGATATTCGATGGGCCGGAAAGTTCGCGCACCGCGTGGTTCAGAGTCGCCACAACGTTCATCAGCAGAACCGTCCTCTGGTCAGCGATGGCCAGCTCACGCTTGCCGATGGCATCGGTAACCACATCATCAAGAAACAGCTTGATCTGGTTGACAGCCCGGGCGATCTGGGCAACAGATGCCCCTGGCTCCAGAGTGATGGACGGAAGAGTATTACCGACAGGCATCGTTACAAGCGACACATTTCCTCCTAAAACGTCAAAACATTTCCCTTGAGAGATTCTACAGCATCCGACATGGCCGTAACCTCGCGGCTGCGCCCCATCTCTCCGGCGTGACGATCCCTCAACCAGCACCCGATAGCCCTTTGGATGCTTTCCTTGGTGGGAGATCCTGCTCCGTGGTAGTTGCTGATCAGAGAATCCACATCAATCCATGCAGGCTCACACACGCCATTCACATGAACATGAACAGCAATCTCGCCGGTCTGCCGATCAAACTCCGAATTGAGAATCCGCAACATGCCTATAGCATGGCACGGCCGCTGCGTCAAAGTCAAAACATTTCTGCGGTCAATTCGTCTGATCGATTGTCTAGCTCGGTGCCGTGAAAGCCGTAACAATGCCGTTCTTGAAGGTCAATGACCCGTTCGATCCGCCGCCTGTCAGCTTGGCCAGAACCACGGTTCCACTCGCCCCACTCTGCGTCAACTGATTGAATTGAAGCTGGAGTCCGGTGAGACCCTTCAGGGCGCTCGGTCCGCCAAGGTCCAACTGGGGGCCGAGGGCTGGGGCGCTATACGAACTGTTCGCGTGAGACAGAGAAACGGCATCCGTGGGGTTCTCTGGCTTTGCCAGGCCCGTTAGCTTACCCCCGGCCACATCCACACCGGCAGGAAGAACGGACGGGCCTACGGCCCCATTCGCCAGATTGGCGGCGTTGACAATCTGATCCATGAACTGGTTGAAATATGCCAACCCCCCCTCTGGAGCCAAATCCTCGGGGCGGAAGTTGGGCCTTTGAATAGGAACCGGATTGCTCTTTGTGGGCGCAACACTGCCTTTTGCCATATATCCTCCTACGCCATCAAGCCGACGCTGCGGCTCGGTCTACGCCGGTCCTCATACCACTTCTCGCAGTCTGTAAGGCGATGAATGGAGAGTTCGAAGATATCGCGGCTCTCCATATGAGCCGCCCCGCACGAGTTGCAGTACGGGTGGTGGTCAATAAGCCACACGCAGCGCTTGCGGCGATTGTTGCACTTGAAGCAAAGGAGCCTTACGGTCATGTCGTCAAATCCGCCTGTTTATATCCAACCGACTCAAGGCAGGCCTTCCACCAAAGCTGAGGAGACTGCCACATTTGGAAGCCCGTAGACCCCGAGGCGATGTTTCCCACCATTCTGAAGTCGCGCAGCTTGATTGCCGGGAAACGAACGCGCACCGTCGCGCGTCCAGGTTCTGCCGGGAGAGTGAAAGTGTAATAGGGGACCGTTGATCCGTCGGCATACAAGCCAAACGTCACGGCCAGTGCACTCGTGTAATCAAACACGCACTGCTTGACCAGCTTGTTAAGCTCGGTCCCGCCAAGAATCCAGTAAGTGTCAAACGTGTAGCGGAACGCCGCCAGCTCGGCCGCGTATACGTTCTCCTGATAGAGAATAGGAGCCACGGTGACCGGCATGGTGTGAGTCAGAGACATGCGGTACCCCTGCTGCCCAAGACCGGCATTGACCTCAAGCTGCACTTTCTGGCGAGAGGTTGTTGACGCCGTGGCCAGCGGGACGGTAACCGAACCATCATCGAAGGTCAGCGAAGTCGTCATCACCTGACCCTGGGTGTTTACGTCCGTCTCGATCACGTTCCACTGCTTCGGATAGTGGGGCTTCCCAAGATCCTGATATGGCATCTGGATTGCGATGTTGATTGGGTTCTTGAGAAGGTATCCCGAGTACCACCCTCCATCGTCGTAATCCATTGAGTACACCTGATCCTGAACAATGGCGTAGTTCCCGGCGGAGATGAGATATGAGCCCAAAAAGGTGTTTGTGTCGCGCTCCCACAACATCGCCGTCATCGGCAAAGAGTCGTTCCTGAAGCGCTTGTATACCGTGTCGTAGATCAGGCGATAACGCAAACCGCTCAGAGAGATGTAGGAAACATACACCTCGTTGTTGTAGTAGCACATCACATCGTTTGCGGCTTGAGAGTTGTCGGCCAGAGGAAGTGGCGTGAGTGGATTGTTGCGGTATACCCACTCCACGGGAAGGCTCATATACGCGCCCTCCGAACCTTTGAACTCGCGCAGCCCGTCCGCCGCACGATACCAGATTGCCCCCTCCGTCTGAGTCCACCCTTGCTGGGCCACAATGCCATGCTGTGAGCCCGTTGGCTGCGCGATGGGGTTTGCCCCACCCTGGATGACATACCAGGTCGTCAGAGTGCCAACAAAGAGCGTTCCGCGCCAGTTGATCACCGCGTTGATTGGATCCGACGGGGTGGATACGTTCAGGTAGTTCTCTGGACCAAAGTTTTCCGGCTGCCCCGGCTTCGAGAAGTAAAGATATCCGGGGTTGTTTTTGTCTCCGGCCAGCCACACGCGATTGTACGCAAGGGCGCACAGGTTACATGGTTGGCGAGGAACGGCATAGACGTTTACCGGCTCTCCCTGATTGTGCTTCAGGCGGAGGATCGCATAAAACGTGGTCGTCGTGCTGGTTGTTCCTCCAACCTGAGTAATTGCCACCTCCTCCAGGTTTGAAGGGTTGCCGACAATAACAATTTGATTGACGACCAATCCCGAATACACGCCATTGACTGTCACCGCCTGCGGAGAAAAGGTGCTATAGGCGGAGTTAAGACCAGCCTGGGTGGTGGACAGTGCGAGTGTGGTCTGAATCGGGTTCACGAGAGAGCTTGTGACCGGCGGGTCGTTGTCTTCCACCAGAATCTGCGCCTGACCAACATAGGAATCGGAGATCACATCCTTGAACACATATTGGCCGCCGCCGGTAATGTTGGGAATCTGTCCCACCTGAACCCAGTCCTGGGAAAGAACTCCGCCACGGCGATAGTTGCGAACATGAGTCACCTGCGGATCGGAAGAATACTGGCCAGTCACCCGAACAGCCTGACGAAGAACCGTCAGCGGATCTGTTGAGGCGAGATATCCGAAATCCTCATTGAAGGTCTGTTCTGGACACGGAGAAGACTCCGTTCCGGTGTTCGCGTTGTAATAGGTTTGGCGGTAATCGTACCCCACTCCAGCAAAAGACGATAGACCATACCCCCACTGCAAATACAGGCCGTTGACAGAAAACGTAACCCCCCCTGTATTGGTGTTGGTGGTAACGCCAAGGGTCCACCCGGTGACGTTCGACCAATTCAATCCGGGTTGACCGGCCTGTCCGACCGGCAAAAAATCTCCCCTCCTCATGTAGCAAGCAGACCAGGAACCAGCGCCTGAAGAGATATTAGATGGCTGAATCTGTGCCGAGATAGACCCCGGAGGCTGACCAGTAACCAGGTTGAGGCTGTCAGCTAGAATCTGCTGCTCCGTTGCCGAATATGCCAGTTGGGTCTCTGCGACCGCCTGCTGGTAATAGGCTGGCGAAATGAACTTGGTGTAGTAGTTGACCGGATTGCCTAGATTGCTTGCCCCAACCCAGAATTGAAGCTGAATCTGAGACACATTGATAGGTGCCGATGTAAGGAGCGTTAACACAATCAGGTCGTCATCGGTAACCTGATTGTTCTGGTTCAGGTCAAGGGCAACCGTTCTTGAGATGGTTCCAGTTGTTGGGGTTGATCCGCTACTTGCCGCCACGGTCCCAGACCACGCGCCAATAGGAAAACTGTTCAACGTGCTCGATGCGGTTCCGCTGTCAGAGGTAGACCCAACAGCTCCCGGGGTAAACGACGAATTGCTTGCCGTAAAGGTCGATCCGGTCGAGGCCACCGTGAACAGAAGACCATTCATCTGAAGCCCAATGGTTGTGCTTAGTCCGGCGATCAAAACCACCTGTCCAGAAACAAAGGAATTGGACGCAGTAACAAAGCTGACCACATTCCCGGCCGACACAGAGTACGATGTAATCGCCGCCGACACGGTAGACCCAACAGGAACCCACTGATAGAAACCCCAAGCCGTCATCTGAGATGGATAGGGAGTCGTGTACTGGTTGGACAAAGCGCAGGCATATGGAGACGACGCTCCTCCAGTAACATACCCCCCAGTGGCTCCAATGATCGTTGCCGAAGTAAATGGAATGGTGAATGTGTTCGATGTCGGTGTGGCGGCAACCTGATAAAAACCATCCACTAAATCGCTGGAGGAGGCATAAATTCCAATCATGCTTCCAGCAGATAATCCGTGGGCGGTTGTCGTGGTGACAAGGAGTTGCGTATACAGCCCCCCCACCAAGGTCTGCGCTGTAACGGTGGAGATGGGAACATTGATCGTGGTGTTGGTGTTAAGAATTGACACCATGCCGTTCTGAACAGGACCAAATGCTCCGGGGTTGGAAACGGTGATTACGGCCCCGGTGATTGAGGCGCTGCACGAGATGATGTTGTAGCTGAACGCTGTCGCTTGACACGTTACATTCAAATACACCGTATTGATGTTTGCCACGGAAAACGTCGCAGCCCCTCCGGCAGACACGACATTTCCGGTTATCGTATTCGAGTAGCTGTTCAAGGGTATCCATGTGACCCCAGAGTCCAGGCTATACTCATACGTCGCCGTAGCGTTGCCGTTGGCGTTGCTGGAAAATGAGAAGCTTACGCTTCCAAACACCTGCACGGTGACGGTCTGTCCAGACACCGGAACCAGAGAAGGAAAACCATAAACATTTGCTCCCGCCTGCGGGCCCACGCTCCCGGGAACGCTTATCGAAACAGAAGAAATGTTCGTCGATGATGTTGGGGTATACTGAGAGCCTCCTCCGCCAGCCGGAGATATCTGCGAAAACTGACTGAAATCCGTAACCATAGAACCGGACGATGCGTTAAGGGTTTCAATGTTCGACCACCCCCACCCGGTCACGCTTGCTGATACGCTGTACGGGTTTGATATATTCGCAAACGAGTCGATCATCGACAGAAGCGGCGCATACGGAATAGAGTTCACCGTATACGGAGACATGTCGATGCCTGTCAACTGTGAAGCTGAAAGGCTGCCGTTGTCTTTGATTGAAACGCTCTGGTCGTAGATGAACAGGTATGGCTGGCTGGTCTCAAAACAGGCAGTAATCAGGGAATCGAATGGCTTTCCAGACATCCCTGAGTAAATAGACGTGTAGCTTCCCTGAGAGTTTCCGGAGATGCGGTAAAGACTCCCGTCAGATGTCCCCGCATACCGCCACGCGCTGCCTTGATAGGTCAGCCGGGCAAGCGATGTCACAGGGTATGAGAAGTAGTAGTTGTTGGCGGTGACGGCGTTGCGATTGATCACAAGCGTACCGTACCGCGAGGACATGGACGTCTCTTCGCGAACCTGACAGTTCAGGGTCGTCAGATATGTGTACTCGGGAGCGCGGTCCGTGATATCCCGCGCAATCAAACCCTTCGATGAATAAAGGTACGATACCGGCCGGTAGGCTGTGTCTGTCATTTCTTTACCCCCATCGCCGCTCCCTGCTCACCCTCGAAAAACCTCTGTACGATAGCAATCCCGCGATCCACTCTCATCTTGCAATACCCCGCGCGTTGCGGAGAAGCCCATATTCCATCCTTCGAACAGGCATACTCCAGCGCCTTCCATTTCGCCAGATACACCAAGCAGTCAGGAAGAACGAACCCGTCAGCCAGGGTCAGTGTGTCGTTGTCGCGGATGCTGTACGTCAGGTTTATGGGAAAATTACTCTGCGGCTTCGCGTTCAAGCCCCACTTATAATTCCCAGCCCTATCCTCAAACCAAGATGTCGGCGGGATAAACGTATCGTTCCTCCATGTCCTCTCCTGCATTGTCTGCTCCTCCTGGGTAATCTCATAGAGGCGGTTAAACAATGCGAAGGATGCCGTAGCCGATGATGCCGATCCATATTGGATATAGGTTATTGTCGTCAAGGAAACGACAGAGGCGACACTGAACGCACCCAGGAACGACGTATCGGGAGACGACGCGTAAACCGTGAACGTCTGCCCTTGAGTCATGCCGTGATTATAAGGAAACACGGCGGTCACGGTTCCCGTTCCGTTCCTTGTCAGAGCAACCATTGTCAGCGATTGCGTGGACAAGGACACCCGCTCCATCTCCACCATGTTCGCCGGAGAACTCTGGAATATCTGACCAAACACAGCCGTCGCCGGAGACTGCGAATACACCACGGGGAGCTGGGAAAGAATCTCATTTTGGGCGCGAGACAGGTAGCTTAAAAACTCGGCCTGGGTGTAGATTGGATCGGTTGCCTGCTGAAGCGGCCAAGTGGCCCCACTGACCACCACTCCGGCGGCATGAGCATAAACAAAACTTGCAGATACAGTGCTCGAAGACACCGCAGTCAAGGTGATAACCTCGTTGCCGTTCGTCGCATCAGTGACCAGAAGTTGAGCCCCCACATACACCGCATATGTGGGGATCCCAAAAGACGACAACGCAAAGACATTTGGACCCACCGTTACAGGATTGGACAATGTTGCATAGACTATCGGCTGAACGAGGTGAAGAGAGCACTCGATCAAAACATCGTTCGCCAGCCTGTATCCATTGCCGGGGATCACCTTGCACCTCGAATGTCAGTTGCGGTTAGAGACTGGCAACCGTCTCCGGCATGATCAGCCTCTGCTTCTCGGAGTTGGTAACCTCGGGAAAAAGCGGAGCGCCTTCCTTTTCCTCAGCGCTGACCGCATCGGGGTGCTCTGCCAGATATGCCTCCTTGGAGGCCGGGAAGTGCCCCTTGCCGCCACAAAGATTGCAGGTGGACTCCATGGTTCCAACAGATCCGCCAACCGAAACCACTGTCTTCCCCTTGCCATCACAGTTCAGGCAAAGAGCCACATAGCCACGGTCAAAACAGTGCTGACAAAACACATGGCTCACTCCCTGGTTGGGAAGGCACAGTCCACACTTACTGACCGGCCCACGATAATCGCTCAGATTCATACTTCCTCCTCGTTACCTTTGATCCGGAGCCTGTCCCCGGTCTGCTGCCGCGCCAACCCCGCGCGTGAAAATGTAGGGGTCGCGGCGATCCTCGATGGCGGTCATGCGCTTCATATCCGCCAAGAACCCATCATACAGGCTGATGGCTGTCTGAAACTCAATTCCGCTCTCCTTGAAGCGAAGGTAGTGGGCGGCATACTTCTCTACCGCCTGGACGAATTCATCGTGAAGATTGATGGTCTGGGTACCCAGGAACGGCCACGCCGTCTGTATGGGGCTCTGGATGCCGGTAATGGTCACATTCTGAGCCTGTGGGACACATGGCCACACGAAAAATTTGGTGAACCCCAAGGGCCCCCACCGCATGATTGTCTGGCCGGGCGTCACGTCATTCTCCCAGTCAGACCCATTCCCCGACTGAAGAAAATCCATGTCCCTCAAGGTCCACTTCCACACCTGAGACGCCGGGCCCTGAATATCGGTAATCGCCAACACCCCTGTCGGCATTGTCTGCCAGGGAGTATTGGGGGCGATGGACATCACCTGTGTCACAGTTTGGGTGGGGCGGCCGACAAGAAGGGTGGCCTCACATAGAGCCTCATTGATTGCGGTGAATATCTCGAAGGACTCGCTCCAGAAAACGGGAGCCCCGCGTACTTCCTCAACGCGATCCTCAACAAGATACGCGGACTGCTGCACCGTTATCGACATGATTAGCCCTGCGTCATCTGCACAACAACCTTGTCCCCGTTTGCGCCGTTGATCCAGAACTCCGTCGTGTTGTACGCATGCGCCTTATCCGTGGTCGGAGTCTGAAAGACATTGAACACATAGGTTCCGGTCGAGGGATTGGTCAAAATCGAATAGGTCTGCGTACTCGCGGCTCCAGTTGTCCAATCCCTGCCCAAGTAAATAAGGGCGGAGTTTCCCTGAACCGGGGCGACTGTCACCGTCTGGATCGCCTCATTGAGAAGAACATACGCACCACTCGGAACAGAGGCGTTCAAGCCTTTTACCGAGATGGTCGAGGCAGCCGAATTGAGGCCCGTAATCAGACCAACGTTCGGCTGGATGCTGGAGTTGTAAAGAGTGCTGCTCGTTCCGCATATGATCATCTGCCCGATGCGGAACCCCATCATCGAGGTCAGGGCCAGGGTTGTCTGGGACTGGTTTGCGCCAGTCACGTTTCCCGCGAATTGATCGTATACCGGCGTAGCTGCCGCGCTCGTCGTCGTGCCAAACAACGGCTGCGCCGACCCATTCAATGTCAACAATCCACCAAAACCATAAATCGGCATCTTACCGCTCCTTGCGCCTGGGCTCAGACTTATAGCTGGTCCCGTTCAGTACGCCGCCCATGCTCTCTCTCACGTTGTCCATGACGCTGGCTTTGACTTCAATCATCTTCCCCGGCGGCACGCCAATTGATGTCCAAACCCCAGACCTGTCCATCTTCTCCGCTTTTTTCTGATAGGCAGGATTGGTCTCCCACTTCAACTTGGTCTTCAAGCGGCTCTGGTCAATCGCGAAGCTCGACTCCGGAGAAATAGAATCCCTGGTTGCCTCAACGCCCCAATCGGAGGCGTTGCGGCGGTTGCGGAGCCCGTAAAAGTCATCAATCTTCGGCATCAGCTTCTCCTTAGATACTTCGTGTCGATTCCGCGCTCAACCAGCCGCGAAGTTACATATTCCCTGCGGTCCCTGATGTTCTTGTACAGCCCAGAGTCAAAGGTGTTTGCCTTCTGGTCCGGAGGGATATAGTTCTCACCGTAAGATGTCACGGCGTGGACAAAGTGATACTTCTCCTCAGCCTTGCTCATATCCCTCAAGCTGTTCACGACTATCGGCCTTCCGTTTTCATCGTGAGCATGCTCAAGAACCAGGCCCTGATACGGAGAATTCACGTTGTCGGCAGAGTGGTCTTTTCCCAAGCATCCGCAATCGGTTCCAATCCACTCTTTGCCACGAAGGGCCCGGCGGTATTGTGGCACCTGACATCTATCGCAAACCTGCATTACCAACCCTCTCCCAACGGTCCCCATCCACCCATGGTGGCGGGTGAGGCGTGAGTCGCATCCCAATAAGCCCCGCCGGGGTTGAACATCGGCAACTGCTCCGACTTCCACTCCACATTCTGGCGGTACAGATTCTCATCAGCCCTTGCCATCTGGTCGAGTTCAGAATTGAACTCCCCCATCAACTGAGCCGCTCTCTGAAGATTATAGTACGGATTCTTCTTGGGGCCGCGCCAGGTTAGCGCCTGGGCTATCGCATGCTTGGCAACAATGTCTCCGCGAATAAACGGAGGCAGGTTATCGGTATCGTAGACCAGATTCGGAGGCTGTATGTAGGCCGAGTAGGGGAAGCTCTGCTGGATAATCGGCACCGGATACATCTCGATGACATAGTTGCCGTATTGGTCGGGGGCGGTCGGAGCAATGCCATACGGAGAGAACTGCTGCGCCCTCCATGGATCAGTCGAATCCAGGGTCTTCTGATTGAGATTCGTCCACATCCTGTAACCCAGCAACAGGTTCTTCATTTCGTAGACGTATTTGATGTTCCCGCCGATGTTGTAATAATACTGGGCAATGAAGTATCCCCAGGTGCCGCTATTCCATCCCCACGGCAGATTTATGGTCAGGGAGGTGGTCGAGTTCACGGCCGTGATGGTGTAGATCGGCGCGTTATAGCCAACGCGAAACTGCCTGCCAACCATTGAACTCGTCCAGGTGGTTCCCGTTCCGGTAACCGATTGGGATCCATTCGCCACCGTGGCTGTGCCGATATTGTAGACCTGCGGAGAATTGACCTGCCCGTTGATCATCAAGCCGAACCAGTTGCGCCGGTCATAGATGACGCGCACCGCCTCGTTCACAAAGATGCCAGCCTGCGATCCCCCGGTGTCTGGATTCTCTGACGCCACTCTTCCCTGCAATTGTCCATAATTATATTGCTGACTGTAAGGAGGCGAAGAGTTAGGCAATAATTGACCACTTGGTTGTGGTGGTGCTGGTAACGGCATGTCTTACCTCCTATCCTGCCACTACTTGAAGTTTACCGCACATTACCAGAAAACCAATCTTTTCAGCTTCATGATGAAGCTTCTTGTGCTCCGAATTTGTAACTATCTTAAAGTTCTCCACGCGGTTGTCCTGGTGATCTCCATTGATGTGATGGATATGTTCGCTAGGCTTTAGTTTTCTTCCGATATGGACCTCCATGATATACCTATGCTCTGGAATCCATTTCCCATCCTCCGCCCTAACGCACCACTCGTTACTGCTTGGCCACCACCTGCGAGATCCAATTGTTCCGCTCGAAAGGCTTGATTGGTACTTCCCTTGGCACTCCTTACCGCAGAGCATATTATTCCTCTTCCACGACTTGCTCCTGTCTTTAGGTATAGGATTCCCGCAGTATATGCACTTCTTTTCCGGGTAGGCGTCATGCCACTTTTGCTCTGCAATCCTCTTCTTCAACAGCACCGCGCACCGCACCTTACAGCACACCTTTTCCGAGGAAGGTATAACATCGAACTTATCCCCACACTCCACACACTCGCGGGTTTCAATCTTTCTCATAATCACAGAACGGCACTTTCTGCTGCATGTTTTTCTTAAGTTATCCTCACACTGGCTTATCCAAAAACTACCCCCGCACGCGAGGCACTTCTTTTCGATCTTCTTGCCGCTTCCCGGCCTGTATAGGCGACGATAATTGCGATTCGCGCAGGATTTGCTGTGATACTTCCTCCTTCCAATATGGCTCGGAACAACGCGCATCATAACCCCGCATCCCAAGCATGGAATCTCGACACTATTTCTTGCCCTCCACCTATAAGAACACGACTTACCGCAAGTGGGGCGATCTGCATCTCTTTCGGCAACAATAAAATTGTTACCACATACCTCACAGCGTTTTTCTACCATCTTAGCCATGAGGTTATTTTACAACAAAACAATTACTCCTGAGGCATGTTTCGTCCTCATACACCAAGGGGCTGACCGCTTATCGCAGCCAGCCCCGAAGCGGTTAAAGATGCCAGTTAGTAGCCGTACACGATCAGACCAAACGGGAATCCGCTGAGATCGGTGCTGGCCGAAACTTCCGGCTGCAATCCGGCAGAAGACGCATCGCCATACGCGCTAACCGCGAAGCTCGTGCCTGTCGGCTGCTGACTCGTGTAGAAGGAGGAGGGCATGTTGACCATGAAGTCATATGATCCACCGGACACATACTTCTGGCCCAACAACTGAGCCCCAAAGATGTTTCCGTTCCCAAATCCAACCTGGGTCGGAGTGATCACCCACCCGCCAGTCGGATAATCCGAGACTGCCGGAGCACAGGTGACCATCTGTGCCTTCATCGAGGGCCCCACATAGAACAGGGTATCGGGAACAATTGTGATCGTAAGCGCCATGACTTCTCCTTAAATCTGTTGCAACGCCGGGTTCAGAAGCACGTCGCAGGTGGTGTTGGTCGAAAGATTGGACCACGCCACGCCGAGGTAGTTCTGATACGGGTTGGCTGTTCCCTGGGCTGTGCGTACCACCGTAAACGCGTTCGTCGATGTCACCGACATAGACAAAGAGTCTCCGATGACCACCGAGGCCACAGCCGAAACGTTTGGCACCAGTCCGCCGACCGCGATCCAGCACCAGTTGCCATTCAAGGCAGCCGCTGTTGCACCAGAGGTCGTGTTGGCCAAAAGAACCCCGGCGCATGCGTTCGGGATCATGGCGGCGTTGTTGGTTGTTACGCCATACGCTTCGTTCGCGTATCCAGAAACCGTCGTGCATGTCGAGTCGGTGTAGTAAACACCGGCCGAGTAGGCCAGCAACGTCGGGTTGTTCTGGCTCGAATAGCGCACATACTTCACAACCGGAGGAACGCCGTTCGGAACCTTGGAGCCAAAGAAGCAGGTCAACTGGGCCAAGGTAACGCTGGTCGTCGTCGCCTTTGAGAGCGTCAGGGTTGTCGTGCTCGGGATGGCCGCAATCGTGGTGCCGGTAGGCACACCGGATCCGGTGACCGTCATTCCGACAGACAACTGGGTGGTGTTGGTTACGGCCGTCACGTTCACGGATGTGCTGGTCGTGCCAAGCACCGTGGTTGCCGGGGCATAGTTCGTGCTGAACCCGGAGTATTGGGTGAAATACTGCCACGGAAGGCCAGCATACACCGCGCCCGGAGGATTCAGTGCGCCATTCGGCCACTGGGTTTGGCTGGTCTGGCTGCCGGTCGCCACATAGGGGTCGATGGCGGTATACAGGTTTCCAGTCGAGATATTCGGGAAATCAATTCCGTAGCTCATTACATGTCTCCTTGAAGGTCTACTGTCCCATTAGTTGTTCCAACTGTTCAACCTCTTCTGACTTCTTGTAGTCGAGAAGGTTTTCTCCATCTACAATAGTCGGAACAACAGTTGTTTTTAGCCAGTTATACCCGTCAGCACAAAGCCGGTGCGCGGCATCGAAACAACGACGTCGCCGATAAAGCAAAGCTGTCCAGCGGCCTGCCATGCGTTCGGAAGCTCCTTGAAGCCGGTGAATCCGAAAGCAAACTGCTCCTGCGTCGAGATGTACACCGTGAGAGCGTTGGTGTTCATGCCGAACAGATAGCCAGCCGGGCAATACTGGTCAACCACAACACGCTGGCCGTTGAAGCGGAACGAGTTGAAGCCGATGTTCTGGGTGTTGTCCTCGCCAAAGTTATCCATAACGCGCTGCGCCGGGAGCATCTTGGCCCACAGGGCGTTGTAGATGATCTGCGTGGTTGAGAACAGGTTCGGCTGCATGGGGCCAAACGTCGCCTGACCGTATGCCTTCTGAAGCGTGTTCAGGGAGACGATTCCACCCACGTTCAGGTAGTAACCGTTGATTCCAGCTGAGGCTCCAGTACCAACCAGCGACCGCGACACGTTGCCGTAGGAGGGATAGTTGGTGCCGTCGTCATATGCGGCCTGTAGGCCGTCCAGCGCGATGATCGAGGAGTTTGTTCCCTGGCCATCCAGATAGAAGTCGGTAACCAGGTTGGTTGCCATCGCCTGACCGCCGTTCACCATCTGCTGCTCGACGTAGCCCATCACACCAGCGCCGCCATGGTTAATGGCAAGCTGCGCCTCGTCGATGGTCACGTTGACGTAATACTGCTTCGGGTTGAAGGTCATCGCAGTGTCAACCTGAACCTGCGAAATGTCGAAGGTTGAGCCGAAGGTAGTCGCCCCGCCCTTCAGCGGTGCATACTGGAACGGCTGCTGAATCCAGGTGCCGCCGTTGTAATCGGCTGTCCGATCACCCTTGAACATCAAGTAGAAAACTGGCGAATACTTATAATAGTTGTCCGCCATCTCCGGCACGATGAATGGGAGGGTGATCGCATTGATGTTGTTGTAATTCAGCGCCATTGCTCATTCTCCTTGGTTAGCTTGCCCGTTCCAACTGGGACAGCTTCTCGTTCAATACTTCAGCCCGCGTCTTGCCATCAGCGTTCACGGCCCGCCCAAAAGCCTTCAGGGCCCCACGGACCCCGGTTGCTGCCGCAGGAGTAACCCCGGGAATCGACTGAGAAGAACTCTTCTCCTTCGCTTTCTCCTCCGCGCGGCGCTCAACCTCAAGCTCCGTGTGGCGGTCGCGGGTCCACTCCTTGTAGGCTTCCTTCGGAGACGAGAAAGTCCTCCCCGAGTCACCCACAAACTTGTTCAAGGCTTCCAAATCAAGATCCTCGCCAAAGAGCTGCTTGTGCTCGTTGCGGATCTGCATGGTGTCGTCAGCCATCCTGATCGCGCGGCCGAGAAAGGCAGAGCCCTCAGCCTGAACAACAGCCTTGGCTTGCTCTTTTGCGATCTCGCTAAACTTCGGCGTCAGAGATGTCTCAAAATCTGTAAACGATGTCTTCAGGGTCTTGGTCAAATCTTCCAAGGTGAAACCAGAAATAGAGCCAGACTCAGGAATACCCCTTCCATCGTCCAGATAGGTGACCAGCTCTTCGCCGCGCACCAACTTGTCCGCAAGGCCTGCCGCCTGAATCTTGGCGATTGCGTCTTCCCCGAGAACACCCTTCAGCTCGTCAATGATTGCCATAAAATCCTATCCTCCTGTTACGCGCCCGGAACAGCCTCGGGACCTGGTTGCGGCGGAGGAGCCGAAGCCTCAGCCGGTGGGGGTGCTTGTCCGCCAGGAGCGCCGCCGCCATCAAGAACGGAGGGATCCTGCTTCATAGAGGTTGCAACAAATTTCTTGAGGCTATCCTTGGCCGCATCCAGATTTGGATCCGGCTTTCCGCCAAGTTTGGCTTCGAGCTTCTTGAAAACCTCAAACACGGCCTTCAATGCCTCGATAACCTCGTCACCTGCCCCACCCTTCTTAGCCGGAGGAGGCGCTTGACGCATGGACGCGACCCTGGAGTAGTAGTCCGGGGGGGTGGACCCAGAAGGCCCCCCACCGCTGCCGCCGCCGAAGCTGTCCGCTACTACGTTTGCGTTTGCCATCTTGTCCCTTACTGGTTATCCGGGTAGGCGTTCTTCACGTTGGGAGAGATACCCTTGGCCGGGATCTTTCCGGCATCGTGATAGGACACGCCAATTGCATGAAACACACCCTTCTTCAGCTTTGCCGTCTTGGCTGCTGGTCCGAAGGTGTCTTCCGTCGCCTTGTTGGTCTCAACAAACTTCTTCATCTGGATTCTCCAGTTGTGAGGGGGATGTCTCCATCCCCCTCTTGGTTTTAAATCTGCTGCGTGATTACTTCACGCGCTTTGCGCTACGCTTGCCGTGGCGCTTTCCACCCTTGCGGCCCTTGTGACGTGCCATATGGATGTACTCCTTTCGTGAAAGGATCGGCGTTTTTAACGTGCCCGTCTCCACGAACACCAAAGTAACCAAACATGGTTACCTTGGAGTTGATTTAACTGTACCCAATCAGATTGGCGTGTCAAGAGATACGTCCAAATTGACATCTTTTTTCCTCGACCCGTTCTGCGCCAGAGTAAAATGTTCTTGCGGAGGAGACGTGCCACATAAAATCCTTGTTCTCTCGGACTTACCGACATCCAGCTCTGGATTAGCGAAAATATCGCGCGAACTGGCGTGCAGAATCAATAAGATGGAAGATTTCGAGGTTGCCAGTTATGGGTCTGGAGGAATCGCCTCCAAGCGCTTCCCGTGGCCACAATACGAACTGGCTGGTCCAAATGCTCTTGCCCCTCAAAATCTCCCAGAAGCATGGACAGACTTCGCCGGAAATGAAAGAGGAACCCTGCTTACGATATGGAATCCGGGATGGCTCGGGTGGCTTACGCATCCAGAGCTTCTGCCGGACGGGAAGCTGAAAAACTTCATCCAATCCGATCCATTTGATGTTTGGGCATACCTCCCCCTGGACGCCGAAGGCCCGGACGGCCGCGTACCACTGGGAATTGCGAATATCATCAAGAGGTTCGACCGGCCCCTGGCTTACACGCAATGGGAGGCCGACATGATCGACAAGACCATCGGCGGCAACATAGAACATCTTCCACATGGAACCGACTCGTCAATCTTCTATCCGCGAGACAGAGAGTCATCCCGGTCCTCCCTGGTCAACTTGGTCACAGAAAAAGGCGACTATCCAATCAAAGATGGAACCCTGATGATTGGGGTTGTGGCCACAAACAGCGCCAGAAAGGATTGGCAACTGGCGTTCCAAGTTGGGCGGGAACTCGTGAATCGCGGACTCAATATCGGCCTCTGGTGCCACACGGATGCCTATGTAAAATACTGGGATATCCCCGCCCTTATTGCCGAATACGGGTTGGATGGGAGGGTTATCGTCTCCAACAAACACCTCACCGACAACGAGGTGGCTACCTGCTTTTCCGCCTGCGACGTCACCTTTGGAATAGGTAGGGGCGAGGGGTGGGGATTACCCCTAAGCGAATCTCTTGCGGCCGGGACTCCGGTTGTTCATGGAAAATACGCCGGAGCCACCGAATTCATACCGCCCAATATGCTCGTTGAGCCCATAGCGCTTTTCAACGACGACTTCTACGGACACCAGAGGCCGGTCTTCAATGTGTCAGACTGGGCAGACAAAACCATCTTCGCGGCATCGCTCGGAACCGGAAAATCTCTCCTCGATCCCAAGTTCTACTGGGACAACTGCTGGGCGAGCTGGGAAGAGTGGCTGAAGAGAGGAATTGCCAAGTGAGAATCTGTCTGGTTACTCCACCCAGCCCATTCCTCCTCGACCAGCGGGTCTTTGTCTCTCTCGGAATCCTGAAGGTCGGAGCCGTACTTGAGCGCCAAGGGTTCTCCGTTGACCACGTTGACCTGACTGGAGTCTCCAACTACGAGGAGGCTATAAGGGACTACCCCCACAAAGACGCAATCTTCGCCCTCACGGCAACCACCCCTCAAATGCCATCCGCGATAGCCATCAGATCTGCCCTTGCAGGCTCTCGCACCATCCTGGGAGGCCCACATACCACCCTAATCAACGCAGCGGCCAAGAAGGGCAACCAGAGGTCAGCAGAGATGCTGTCAGAGCTGGTCTCCATATTTGGAACAGTGGTCGCCGGAGATGGAGAGAAGTCAATTTTCACCGCCATACACCAGCGGGGGCTTATTGACGCCGACGACCCCAAGTCGATCCTCTGGAATACCTCCAAAGACTTCACAGATGACCCATGGCCAGCCCGTCACCTGGTGGACATGTCTTCCTACCACTACACGGTAGACGGAAGAAAGTCATACTCTCTGATCGGCCAAACCGGGTGCCCGATGCACTGCAACTTCTGCGGAGGAAGAAACTCTCCCATGTTGAGGCAGATTCGCAAGCGGTCCACAGAAAACATCGTCGCCGAAATGATGCACCTTCACGACGTGTATGGTGCCGATGGAGCCATGTTTTACGACGACGAACTCAATATCAACAAAAGCATCATCCCACTGATGAGGCAAATTGCCAACACCGGGGTTGACTGGCGTCTGCGCGGATTCGTGAAGTCTGAATTGTTCACCGAAGAGCAGGCGGAGTCGATGTATGCGGCCGGTTTTCGCTGGCTTCTCTGTGGATTCGAGGCGGCGCATCCGCGCATCCTCCGCAATATCGCCAAAAACGCCACCGTCCAAGACAACACTAACATGCTAAGAATCGCCCACAAGCACGGCTTAAAGGTCAAAGCCCTCATGAGCGTCGGCCACCCCGCAGAGAGCGAAGAGACAATCCTCGCCATGCGCGACTGGCTGCTCGACGAAAAGCCCGACGACTTCGACGTAACCGTGATCACTGTGTATCCGGGAACTCCGTACCATGACAGCGCTATCGAGGTCGCGCACCCGATATACAGGTTCGACACGTTTGGCGATTCTCTCTACTTTGAGAGCGTTGACTTCAACAAAGAGCAAGCCTTTTACAAGGGAAAGCCGGGAGAATACCGCTCCTATGTGTGGACAGACTTCATTTCGCGCGAACGCCTGGCGCAGATGCGAGATGAGATAGAAGATGAGGTGCGGTCAAAACTGTCCATCCCTTACCCCACGGCGGCGGAAGCAGTAGCCTATGAACACAGCATGGGCATGAGCCTGCCCACCAACATATTGAGGACAAAATGAACATTGAGAAAGCCCTCGCAACACCCGGATGGATGGGGGAAAGGGACCTGGAGTACCTTGCCCATGCCGCATCCAAATCCTCAACCATCGTTGAAGTAGGGTCGTGGATGGGACGCAGCACCCTGGCCCTGGCCTGCAATACCGCCGGAACAATCTATGCCGTGGATACATGGCAAGGAACCGAACAGCAGGGCGACTTTTTGGCAGACAAGGATCCGGACTGGCTCCTTGGAGAATTCAGAAAATACACCTCATGCGCGGCAAATATCATCATCTGCAAGGGGCCATCGGCAGATATCGCCGCATCCTTTCCAGACATCACCGCCGACCTGATCTTCATCGATGGGTATCACACCTATGAAGGAGTGAGAGACGACATCCTGGCATGGAGACCCAAACTTCGCCCCGGAGGAATCCTCTGCGGACACGATTACGGAGCCCCGCCTTGGGATGGAGTCAAGCAGGCGGTGGATGAGCTGGTACCCAAGTTTCGCATTATCGATTCAATCTGGACTACGGAGGAAGAGTGAGCGATTACAAGATGTGGATTCCATACCTTAACCGTCCCGACCTTCTCGATACGGCCGTAAGGTCATCTGAAGCCTACGGTTCAAACCGTATCATTATTGACAACTCCCCAGAAGGCCTGCCAACAGACACCTGGATGCACTGGCATGGAGTCTACGTTCTTCGCCCCCTGGTTCCCCTTTCATGCCCCCAAACCTTCAACTACATCATGAGGACGACACAAGAACAGGGAGCAAACATCTGCATCTGGATGCACAACGACGCCGAGCCCCACCCAGGCGTATGCGAAGAGCTTCTCAAGATCGCGCGTCAGTCCAACCTTCAAGGCAGAAAGTGGGGAGTCCTGTGGACCCACTACGACACGCTGTCGGCTATCAACACAGATTTACTGTCGGCAGGCGTCGAGTGGGACACAACCTTTTGGCAGTATTTTTGCGACAACGACTTCTATCGGAGGGTTCGTCTGGCTGGATACGAGTGCATTGACACTGGTCTTCAGGTGAACCACCCCGGAAGCCAGACCATCAACAGCGATCCAGCCATAAAACTGAAGAACAATGCAACCTTCATGCTCTACAGGGACTACTACATCCGCAAGTGGGGCGGAGAGCCGGGGCACGAAGCATTTACAACCCCATTCGGAGTCTAACTACTTCTTCTTCCCAGATTCCTTTGCTTGGTGGGCAGCCTGCCCCATAGCCATGGCCATCTGCGCCTTCTTCGCGGACTCTTCGTCGAGGCGGCGCTGAATCAGTGAGATGTTCAGGTTCGCGTTGAACTTGGAGTTCAGGAACTCAAGGAAGGTGGTGTGATCAATCTCACCCGCCCTGCGAAGCTGCGACATCTGCGCCAGCTCATCCGTGCGCTCAATCGCCAGCAAAGAACCACGGCGAATCGTAAACGACACGTTGCGAACGAAATCCTCGGGCTCCATGGTGGCTGGGCAGAGGTGCTTGTAGTAGGGGTGGAAGTCGGAGTCGGTCAATCCCTTCGATCCATACTGAGCCACGCGCTTATCGGCCGTCTCAAACTGCAACATGTTGCTGACAACCATCACGCCGACCTCTTCCATAAAAGACTGGAGGCCGCGCCCATACAGGCGAATGTTTCCCGCCCGCGAGTTGACAATCATTTCCAGGGAATCGCCGCCCGGAATCTGTTTCTTCTGGAGGGTCTGGTTCACTGCCGCCGCGCCAGAGTTCATCGCCATCTCCTTGTCGATTCCGTCACGCATCGGCATGGTGTAGTTGCCAAGCTCGGGAGGCTTGCGAAACTCAGGAGGACGAGGAGAGTTGTTGCGGTAGAAAATCTTGCCACCAGGGGCTCCGGGGTCAATTGAGTCTTTGTCCTGATCGCTAAACGCCGCCATAGGGGCCATCATCGTCGGCTCTATAGTGGAGTTGATTACATCCAGAACTCCTCCCTCAATCCGATTCAAAATAGCCTGCATGGCGCACAGGGGATCCATGATGCTTTGACCGGCAAACTTCCACGGAACGCGGAGTGGGCGATAGATCGCGAACGGAAACCGGCCGTGCCAATATGGATTCGGCGCATCCTCAAGAACCCTTCCTCCGGCCACCGCCAACACGCGGCCACGAGGATACTTCGGCATGCCCGGTTCAACCCGATACGACCAGCAGGCGTTCGGATCTCCAATGATTATCGACTCCGACCCATCCCAAATGCTGTCGTCCTTAAACCAGAACTCCTTGTAAATCACCTTGGGAAACTTGGTGGTTGGAGCCCCGGCCCCAGAGTTGGCCAATTTGGAGTGGATGTTCCTCATCAAAGGACTCAATTTGGCCCAGCGGCGAGAAGACACAGCGTTCGGCCTTTGCGGGGTAGCCGACATCTCCGACTCGATGTCAGGCTGAACTCCGTAAGCAACCTCCCCAAACCGGCGGACCAGCCATGGCTTGGTAACCACCCGGCGAACAATGCAAACCTCAGCCTCGGCCTGAAGACGGCCAGAAGCGCCAATCTGAAGAAAATCGAGGGGCGACAGCGGCTGGAAATCGTTGCTTCCCATGCCGTTTCGCAGATAGGGGTTCCACTGAACCTTGACGGGACCATAGGAGATCAGGCCATACATGACCACCTGAACCAGTTCCTGCTCGAAATCGGACATATACGTCCAATCCGTGAGCATCCGATTCATCAGGCTTTCGACTTCAGAGTAGTTCTCGTCCGCATCGGTGAACTTGACCCGGACATCCGGCTGAATATCGGTGAGCATCGACGCCATCTCGACAAACTGACGAACAACGCGATTAGCCACCGGACGTGAGCGTCCGTGCCTGGCCGTTGAAGCCCACTGTTTTCCCTCAAGGAAGTCGATGACTCTCTGAACCTGTTTCGATTCGGGAGACGACATAAGCTCTGAATCGGCTTCCTCATAGACAGAATTTGCCCAATCGAGGACTTCGGCTTCCAGCTTAACTTCGGGGCGCTCTTGTAGGGAGGCGTTCACGCTTGGATTTTATCCTGACATCACTGTTTTGTCGCGAGTTACGTCTATTCCTGTGAACCCTGCCCCTGTAGACCCTTGGCCGCATTGGCAAACAGGGCCGCCAAACGCTGGGAGTCGCGCGTAACCTGCTCGTTCTCGGCAACCAGACGAGCGTTGTCCTCAACCACAGCCAAAATGTCCTCCTGCTTGCGAATGTTGGACTTTTGCAGCTTCCTCACCGTATCCCCGGTCAGAAACAAAAAGTCGTCATCCAGCATGGTTGAGAGAACAGAGTTCAAGGTAGAGTTCACGCGCCCCGAGAATTTAGAGGAAAAGCGATTCCAGATATCCTTCCGCAGCCAGCACTCCGCCTTCACGTCCAGGGTAGGATTCGGAATCTCCTTGGTGACGAACGGCACCATGTCAGGGTGCATAGACTGAAGCTGCATATAGGGAATCTCGTGGCCAACATCACACTTAAACAGGTGGGCAGAGCGCTTCAGGTTGACATCTCTCACCCCGCGCGTATCCCTGCACATTGGGCAATACATACCACTTTCCGCACTCATGGGCGGTAAAAACTGACCCGTCGTCGCCATTACTCCTCCAAACTACCAATCATCATTGTAGCCGACCAACTCCTCCGCGCTCGATCCGGAACGGGCGGACTCCCTCCAGTTGCGGAACGCAGAAACCATCTCGGGCGTTATCTCTTGATCTGGAACACCTAGAACCCTCTTTGCCTGATACTGTATGCTACTTCCGGAGTAGCCCGGCGGAGAGGATTGGTGAATCGGGGAAACCAGGGGGTTCGCTGCCGCAAAAGCCCAGTGAGGACTGACTGTGTATACCCCCTTCAGCCCCTTGATCGCCCTCTCGGCGTCCTCCCGGCGCTGGAAAACACCATCCGCAATTGGACGCATCGCTGAGTCGCGGATAACCCACGGACCCTGCCACGAAAAAGGCAGAGATCCCCAAATCTTCCCCTCGGCATCGCGTGGCTGCGCCATCGCCAAACCTGGAGACTCTCTCACCGACTGTAGCGTCTCACGCAGGCAATAGAGACAAATTGTCGAAGCCAGCACTCCGTCGTCGTTGGAATCAACACCCTCGTATCTCTTGCGCCCCGGCCCCTCGTCGAGGGTTGCGAAGTCGCCCATCTCATCCAAAAGATCATGTGAGTAGATGACAATCGAATCAGTCAGAAGGGCATCGCGCATCTCGTCAATCACCAGGTCGCGCGTCTTGATTGAAGTCACCCAGTGAAGGTAGGGGGTGAAGGTTGTTTGAACCCTGTCCTTATGTCTCGGCCTCCACAGGTTTGGATAGTCCATATCGACCAAGGCGTCTCCGGTGGTGATTCCGGGTCCATTGTATTCATTTGTCACCTCAGCCCCGTTATACCAATACCCCAGGGCGGCCACGATTCCGGCAAATCTCTTCGGCGATTCCCAGCCCCACCACTCGGCAACCTGAACGTCTTTCTGCCCCAGAGACCCGGCCATAAACACCTCAGCCACGCTATAGTCTCCGCCATTTCCAAGAGCAGCATCCGAGCCGACATAGTAAGACCTTCCCGGCTCAGGCAAATGCCAAACATGAAGACGGTGACCACCTTTTCCACGCTTGCGAACAGGAAGATCTTCCCCCGGATCCACGGCGCGAATATCAAGCTCCTCGCGCTTTCCTCTGAGACGAATCTCTCCCGCATAAGCAGGATTCTTAGGGGCCCTCATTCTCTGCTCATCCATAGCATCGCGATCAAAGGCGCACAGGCCGGAGTTCTGGAACGCCTCTTCCGGGGTAATCGGGTAGGACTCCAGAAAACCGGCTTTGTTCTTTTTGGAACGCTTCAGGCCAAAATGGCGAAACTTCCAAAAACCGAGAGGAATTTCGTATTTTTGCTCCTTTTTCACCCGGTCATGAAACACCTGCTCAGTCTCGCTGAGGACGATATTGTCCGACTTTGAAACCGGAAGAAAATACTTCCTAACCCGATAGGTAGGAACAAATACCGGACGCCATCCGGTATCGCCAGCCACCGTATCTTGCCACCAATCGTAGAAAAGGCCATTCTTTCCCAGACCAGTTGATTCCATCACATAGAACCCATCAATAGCGTTCATTGAGGGAAGAATGTCAGCCTCAAAAACCTGAGCATCAGGCCAGCGCGAAACCTCGCTATAGTGGCCACTCCGTATGCTGCGGCCGATAGCCACGCCGCTCATCTTTTGAGCGTGAGAGATCTTCAACACAGATCCCAAGCCGGGATCGGACATAACCTGGTCCTCACCCTCGCGTTGAAAGTCAATACCTTCCGCGACCGACTTGTATCTCCACTCCGGCCTCATCCACCACGGGAGATTCTCATACGCCTTCACAGACATCTTGTAGATGTGTGTGGACACAACTTTATCCTGAGCGACAATCAAGGTGAAGGTGTGGGGATAGAAGATCGTGCGGTGGAACATGTGCGCCTGAATATGTGTGCTGCCGCCAAACTGACGCCCCTTGAGAAGAATCAGCTTGCAGCATCCGTTGTTCTCCCACTCCTCCTTCATTGCCGCGCTGACGATCTCCTGCTGATCCCAGTACGGATACAGGGTTTTCAGTTCGCCATTTTCGGTTGTGATTGTAAAGTAGTTTTTCGTCCAGTAGTCGGGATCAATGCACCTCTCCAGCTCCTCGTTGATCCAATCGTTTTCCGAGCGAGACAAGGCGGCGCTGGCCTCATCAACAGCATTGTTCCCGTGGAATCTTGCGAAGTGGCGCTCCAGCTCCTCGATGGCGTCGTTCAGGTCGGGGTCTTGTCTAGGAAGCCTCATCGTCGTCCCCTTCCTCCAAGTCCTCCAGGTCGCCGTCCTCCAAATCTATTCCAGCCTCCTCAAACTCTGCAACAATTTTCTCGGCGCGAGTCATTTGTGGAGGAGCCTCCAAGAGCATCGGATTATTCCCCGGAATCTGCTGAACCTCCCGCTTTGCCCTTATCTCGCGAAGCCGCTGCTCAAAACTCATGCCGCCGCTTGCCCCAACCCCACTCGCCACATTTTGCTGCACATTGACCTGCGTGGATGGAACCCTCGGCCGGGTCACCTCAATCAACTCCCTCGCGGTATCGATTGCCTTCAGCCTCGTCAGATGGTCAGGAATCGACTCCTGCCTGCCGTCAGGAAATGTCCTCCACGTCTCAGCCACCATCGCGCTGCGAAGGGTGTTTTCCTGATCTTCAATCAGATTCAAGGCGAGATGATTGTAAGCAACATCCACCTCCTCCACGGAGGCGATGAAGCGATATGCCTCAACCCTGTCGATGGACTTTCGAATGGTCTCTACGGATGCCCGTTCCCGGGCCGCAATCTCCTCAAGAGGCTTCTCGCTGCGCCAGAGATACCAGCGCTGCCTGTCGCGCACCGTGGGCTTTTGTAGGGCCATTGTCATTGAGTAAACAGCTCCCCGCCAACCATGCGATCAAAAGCCTCCCCGGTCTCAGTCTCATCCACCGCATCGCGGTCATAGACAGAACGGCCAACCCTCGACTGCTCTGGAGAAGCTGACTCCGTAGCCCGCGCCGACTCTGACCACTCTGAGGGGGTTCCATCCGCAGCTCCCGCTGAAGATATCAACTCGCCAAGAGACTGGGCCACAAATTCAAGACGCTTCACGGCTGAAACGTTTTGCTTTGACGCCTCCATCATGGCCTTGCCGTTCAGGTTCCTCAAGGCCCCACGAAACGCATCTTCAAACATCTTGAAGGTTTGACGCATTTCGCTGGACTGGGCATCCAGAATGGACTTCATATCCGCCCTGATGCCCTGGAACACACCCTTCCCCGACTCCATGGCTTTGCTCTGGGCCTCCAAGTGTTGAACCTGAAGGGCGTCATAAGCCTCCAGAGCAACCCTCAAAGCCTTCACCTGCTTGTATACAAACCACGAGATCCACAGGGAGGCCGCCAGGGCCAAGCAGACCACGATGAGAAAGATCCCCCCGATAAAGGCAAGAGCAACAACGCCGATAGTGTTCATAGGTTACAAAATAGCAGCACTTGTGCGGCATCGCAACGGGTTTAAGCGGGGACATGGCTGGGGGAGGATGCCCAGCAGGGAGGTCGGCGTCTCTCGGTGCCCCCGCTAAAAACAGTCTGCCCCACCACAACCATCCACGCAAGAGATATGGTTACCAAAGTAACAATTACCAGAAATACCTTGCCAATTAGATGTGCCCGGTAGAAAATGTGAACATGAACAAAGGCGAGCTTTTCCACATCATCGACCAAGAAATTATCAGGCTGAAAAAAATCGCCGCGCGAGGAACTATTCCTCTTGTTGGAACTCAGTCTGGCATTGCCGCCCTCAATGAACTCAAGGTAAAGATCGAGGAGCTACTTGAACAAGTTCCGCAATCGTAAGACCGGCGGCTTTGACAGCAAGAAAGAGTTCAATCGGGCTCAGGAACTCAGGCTCCTGGAAAAGGCAGGAGCCATCTCTGGTTTGGAGTTTCAGATCACCTTCGTTCTCATCCCAAAACAAGTGGACGACAAAGGAAAGACCATCGAGAGGGCCTGCTCCTATGTCGCCGACTTCCAATATGTGGAGGATGGAAGGATTGTTGTCGAGGACTGCAAGGGGTTCCGCACTCCGGATTACATCTTGAAGCGGAAGATGATGCTTTACTTTTACAAGATCAGAATTCGGGAAACCTAAAGTGCATCTGGCTGGACCCAAGAAACCCCCTGGCATCCTTGGACCACTCAGAAAGCAACTTTTTCTCGCCACACGCCGGACACTCGTATACCCGCCCAAGACGAACCAGGCGAACACGAGACCTCCAAAGAAAACCAAACACGCGATGGCGATAGCAGAAATAGCCGCTCTTCTTCATTTTTCCTCTTTGTAGGGGATGATCTTTACGATTGGAGTTTTTACGGGTCTCACGCCAGCGCCACCATGGCAAATGATTACAGTTTTTCCAGACTCCACCTCCCTGAGAATCTTGTGCAGGATCTTCTTGGCCTGAGAAATCGTGTACACGCTGGGCATAACCACTCCTTGAAGTATCCGCACAAACGGGGTACTATTACCATGTGGAATCAAAAAAGTTTTTCAGTCCAGAAGATGCTGTTCTTATGATTCGGTCCAGGATGGGAGCAAGAAGCTCGTCGGCCTATGCCAGGGCCATGGGGGTTTCCCGCCAATTCATGTCCGATGTCTTGACAGGAAACCGTGGCCCCTCAAAAGAAATGCTTGCCTCGATTGGTTTGGAGCGGGTAATCATGTACCGCCGCCTTCGCTACTCGGGGAAGCCTGCATCCCAATCTGACCCCGACGACTGAGGGTCGTCTTGAGCATCCTTGGGTTTGTTGCCGAGAAGCACCAGCTCGAACGCCATAATCTCCGTCCGGTACTTTTTCTCGCCCGTATTCTTGTCGTTCCAGCTCTGGGTGCGGAGCTTCCCCTCGATGTAAATCTTGTCGCCCTTGTGGACATAATCCCTGATCACTTCGGCCGTCTTCGAGAAGGTCACGATGTTGTGCCACTCGGTCCTGTCTGTCCAGTTACCACCAGAATCCTTTTCGCGCTCCGTGGTGGCAATAGAAAAGTTGGCAACAACCGTACCCCCGGGAGTTACCTTGACGTCTGGATCCTTGCCCACATGGCCAAGAATCTGCACCTTGTTCACTGTCTTGCTCATTCTTCCTCCTGTTTGTCCGTATACGGACTACTGTCCGTTTTGTAAAATGCTCATCACTGTCTTCTGCATTACAGCAGAGAGTTCCAGTGGATTGAAGGTTGTAAGGGTTTCCACGCGTCCGCTTCCACCATGATCCATAAACCTGAAGACAATGACATCCTTGACGGCATCCATGTTCTCCATGGCCTTAATCATTAACCCCGTCAGGCTTCTGTCGCTCTTCAGCTCGGTCAACACTTCGTCTCCCTCTGCTGGCTTGGCATCCTCCTCCTCCTGGGCGTTCAGTAAGCCTTGGAGTATATCGCCGTGATTCGAAGACCCAATACACCCCGCAGGACAGGCCATAGAAAACTCCACGGGAACCCCACAAAAAAACAATCTCTTATCCAGCTTGCGAAACGGATGAAGAATGGAAAAGTGAGAGCATGGGAATGGATCAGCTCCCCACTCAATCAGGTATGCAACAAGCTGGGAAGCGCTGGATGGATGAACCACAAGGCGCTCGATCTCCAGGCCCCGCCTACGCATACTCCAGATGGCATCTTTGAATGATTCAAACCTCATATCAGACATGGTGAAAGTCTACCCCCTCATCGATTTGTAATCAACAAAACTTTGGTAACAAACAACCTCAGTGGCCCTTCTTTGCCTTGCGTAAGGCGTCCTTCGAAAACAGGGCATCATCCCTTTCTTTTTTTCTGTTTTTCGATAATTGCAGCCCTCGCCTCGAAACGCTCCCTGCACTTAACCCTCTTCGCCTCGGCCTCGCGATAGTGGTCCGAGCAAAACACAAGAACCCCCACCTTGTACAAGCCGGTTTTTCCGCAATGACAGAGGCGGTGCTTGTATGCCGACTCCCCGAGACGAATGTATCCATGCTCGTTAACCAGGTGATCAGTAAACTCGGCGTGATTCACAAATGTCCTTTTTCCAAGACACTCCATACACGACGCCTCTTTCTTGCCGTAACTCGGAACAAAGCGCGGAAGCAGACTCATCGCTACCCTCTTTCAAACGTCGCAAAGTCGGTGTTGAATTTTGTTTTCACGTTGCCCGTAAACCCAAAACGCTGCTTGGGAACCACAATCATTCCGCTGGTTGAGTGGTACCCCTTCTCTTTGTCGTACTCCCTCCAGAGAAGGGCGATACAGTGGGCGTCGTTCTCAATCTGCCCACTCTCCCTCAAGTCGCGCATGGTTGGAAAAGAATTGTCGTCGCGGCGGCGCAGTTGACTCAAAAGCATCAGATGGGCCCCCGTTCCCTTGATTAGATCCGCAAGCCTCTTGGAACACTCCGCCACCTTCAGGCGCTCATCCTTGTTGCCGGGAACCGTAATCCTCTGAAGATAGTCCACGCCGACAAAACGAACTCCCTTGCGCTTGATGTGAAGACGGGCTGTAGCCAAAATCTCATTCAGACTCATGCCGCCGCGATCATAGATATCCAGAGGCCACTCTGCAATCTCCAAAGCCGCAGAACGAATCCTCCTCACCTGCTCCTCGGTTGCCGTCCTTGGGAACCTGACAAACCGATATGGAACCTCGGCGACAATTGACCACATCTTGCCAAGAAGCTGGCTCTTGGTCATCTCCAGTGAATAGCAAACCGAAGGATAGCCGTTCCGGCCGGTGCGAATCAAAGCCTGTGCCAGAGCGGAACTCTTGCCAACCCCCGACTCGCCGCCAACCACCGTAACCTCTCCGGCAAACATACCCCCAGTCAACTCATCCATCTCTGGGGTCATGCCATAGGAAAGAGTTTCGTCGCTTTCCGCCTGCCGCCTGGACTCAAACTCATTCAGGGCGGCCATTGTTGCCTCAGAAACGTCCGTGCTGACACGATCAACGCTTCCGGCACCCTCAACTATCGAACCGATCTTCTCGCCCGCCCATGAGGCGATGTCGAGAGCTGGTTCCGATTGGTCCTGAGCCCGGTCCGCCATGGCACCCGACACGCGCATCAACTCGCGCAACATGGCGCGATCCTTCACGATGTCGATGTACTCCGCAATAACCGGACGGCGCGGAAGGCCCTCTGTCAGGGATGCCAGGTACGCAACCCCGCCAATAGCATCGATCTCCTTCCTGCGAGACAGCTCATTGACCAAGGTCACAAGATCGACCGACTTCTGTCCATCCACCAAGCCAACCATTGCGTGGAAGATGCGGCGATGCGAGTCGTATGCGAAGTCGTCCGAACAAAGAACCTCAGACGCCTCCAACAAAGCATTGTTGTCCAACAACACCGCCCCGAGAATCGTCTTCTCGGCGTGTTCGTTCATGGGAAGAGACTTGTAAGAAACATCAACAATCTCCGGGGCCTCCTCGGGAACCGACCAGTCATCGTATTTCATTTGCCCCCCACAAACGAGACATTCGCCATCTCTGGATTAGAGAACCCCATCTTGGCGGCCCTTACCCGGCGAACCTCCACAAGAATCGTTCCAAGATCGGGAAGCGCAAACTCCCCCTGCTGGCGCGGCCTTTTTCCCAAGCACTCCAGGGCCGCGAGAACCTCATCCAAGGGCTCACTCGATAGAGCTTTCGAGAAGAGCGGCAGAAAGTTCTCTGGTATCGTTGCCTGGCGGTAACACGCCATCTCCGTCAACGCACACTTGATCTTGCCCAAGTGAATCGCGGAGCATTTGGATGTTGTGATTGATTTTTCCTGATTTTCCATTCATTCCCCCTTCGATTGGCCGACCAAACTCCCCGGCGGCCCCATTCAACCAACTTGCCGCATACCGGATCCAGGCACTCAACGGATTGCCGTGGGCCACAGGACTCCGTGCCCGATTCCGAAGAATTGCCCCCCACTGTTCCAGCGAAACGGTTGGGTTGGACTCCAGCCACACCTTCAAATCTTTTGCCTCGCGCCCGTTCCAAGGAGCGGGGATTCCGTTCCTGCTTTGGTAGTACCCGCAGAAGGCTTCCTTGAAGGGAGAGAACCGGGACGTGACCGCTTCAGCGGAATAGTTCTTCTTTCCTTCTTTTTCATTCTTATTGTTAGGGTAGCTATTAGCACCCACCCCCTTGCTATTAGCAACCGGGGGGTGGTAGCTATTAGCACCCACCCCCTTGCCAATAGAGCCGATATTGACCTGAAGGAGGATGTACTGGTTGGAGTCTCGCGCCCCATCCGACTGCCTCACCTCAACGCTTATCAGGAGGTGTTTTTCGAGATCCTTCAATCCATCAGACACGGTATCCTTCGACACCCCCAAGAGGGAGGCTAGGGTTGATTTGGACGGGAAGCAGGCCTGACTCGTTCCGTTGGCAAATGCAACCAGCCCCATGTACACGAGGTTGGCCTTCCACCCCAAACCCATTTTCAAGATCGATTTATTGAACCACGCAAAATCCCCATCGCGAAGATCACGAATACTGTCAGCCATTACCGCTCCCAGCTTCTTTTGAGCACAACTCTCCCGTAGGCGCTGGACTTTCGGTCTGCGGATAAGGATGTGCCAATGGATTTCCCAGCTCGGGGTATTGCGGGGGCTGATTGGGCAACCAACCCCCGAAACCACTCCATCGGCTAGGCATCGGGTGATCAAGCCCGACAGTGACCACTTTAGGTCATCGCTTGTTTTTTTGTCAAGAGGGGGGGGTGGGCACTCTGTTTCATGGGGGGAATCAGAAAGAGGAAAAAGCCCCGTCCGGAACTCTCTTCCGGAACCATAACGCGCCCACCTGCTCAGTGTACCACGTTTCTGTGGACAGCGAGGGGGTACCTGTACGATACCCCCAAGCACTCGTCGAACATGCTCTTATTTTACGCGACGGCTCATCCCGGCAGCAGCCACCTTCCCGCCACGCACATGCGTCAGGAAGTCCTGTGTGTTTGATTGCAGGCTGGATGTGTATGCGGAGGTCGCATCAGCCAGACAGCTCATGGTCATCCCCATGTTGGCCTGGTTGTACATAATTGAGTTCGCCGTCCTGATTCCCATCTGATCTCCCACTTGGTAGGCAGAGATATCCGCTCCAAGGAAAACGAAGGTCCAGTTGCCCAAATCCTCCTTGGATTTGATCAGGGACTTGATCGCGGACAACGTAAACTCCCGCGAAGAATTCTCTTCCCCGTCGGTCAGGATCACGGTCAACACCTTGTCGTACTTCTTGCCCAGGTCGTCTACCGCCGCAACCGTTTTTCCGATGGCGTCATACAGAGCCGTCCACCCGTTGGGGGTATAGGTCTTCAGGTTGAGTTCCTGGACATCCTTGAGATCCACCGAGACATAGCGGGTCTCGTAAGAGGTATCGAATAAGGTGAGGCTGAACGCGTACTCGTTCTTCTTGTCCGCCTTCAGCGTGTTGATGTAGGAGTTGAATCCGCCGATGGTGTCGTTGATGCACGATTGCATCGATCCCGACCTGTCGAGCACAAAGTTGACCAGCATCTTACCGGCGGCTTTTGCGCTTTTTGCTGGAGACTTCCTTGGGCTTTTTGTTGCTGGCTTTTTGACTGCCTTCTTTGCTGGCATTGCTTCCTCCGATACTGCTGGTGAATGTTTCTGGAACAAGGTACGATCTCGTCGCCCCCATGGAGCTAAGGATCGCAGGTCCAGGTTCGCGGCGCTGTTTGTAGACGTCGCAAAGATATTGAGGTGTCACGCCAATACTTCTTGCGTACTCGGCCTGCGTCTTACCCCCCTGCATGATTCTCATGATTTCAAGGAGTCCCTTGACGTCGGTGTTGTACATGATTTTGAGTATACCCTTCCTTGTGGTACATGGCAACTGTTTTTTTGTTTGGTTGACATCCATCGTCCGATATGTGATGATGTGAACCATGAGCTTCCGCGCCCATACCGCATTTACACCAGCGACGGCACAGCCGCGCCAGGGTAACGATATGTAAGCGCCGGGAGATCTCCAAGTTTCGAGACCCTCGGCCGCAAGGTTCGAGGGTTTTTAGTTGGGGTTGAATAATGGTAGCATGCGTGTTAATGTAAGGCATGCGAAACGGCCTCTATGAACTCGTCATCGCTCCAGAAGGATATCCCGGGAAGCTGTATCGAGGAAGATACTGCTATGAACACCACTTAGTGTGGTGGAAAAACACTGGGGAATTGGTAGTCGAGCCAATGCTCATTCACCACAAGAATGACCAAAAGCGCGACAATCGTTTTGAAAATTTGGAGAAGAAAGAACGCGCCAAGCATAGTAGCGACCATACCAAAGAAAGAATGGGACCTCCTGGTTACGTTGAATTGAAATGCGCTTGGTGTGAAAAAACTTTTCAGATTCTTCGCAGAAATTTTGCTTTCAGAAGGCGATACACGAACAACCACTGCTCCAGATCTTGTGCGGTCAAGAATCAGTGGCGGTTAGGGTTTGTAAATGTTGGCAAGAAAAAGTTTATTCACGGGAAGCTCTATGGCGAGCATTCCGCTGTTAACGGAAAAGGTGTGGGTTCGAATCCCTCCCCGTGAGCCTTTAGAAGTATGTTGCGCGTTGGTGAAATTGGAATCACAGATGGCTCTGAACCATCAGTAGGGGGATCAAAACCTCCACGCGCAGCCAAGTTATAGCGGGATGGCCGATTGGTTAGGCACTGGCCTTTGGCACCAGTAAGACAGGTTCAATTCCTGTTCCCGCTGCCATGCGGACGTAGCTCAATTGGTAGAGCATTGCGCTGCCAGCGCGAAGGTTGCCGGATCATTGCCGGTCGTCCGCTCCAGGTTTTGCCGGGTTGGTTTAGTGACATAACGGCGGGTCCGTACCCCGCAAGCAGGCGTTTGAATCGCCTACCCGGCTCCAACTATGATACGATTTAATTTATGAGACTCGTATCAAAGCAGCAGTTTAATTCCGCTCGCAGTCGCGACCTTATCGACTTACGTTGCGATTTTTGCGACAGGATTTTCTGGTTACCGAAGCACGAGGCGATGAGGAGAGCAAAACGCGGAACAGGAAAAACGTACTGCTCTCCTCTTTGCTCAAATGATTCACAGAGGAGGAATAAGCCAAAGCCTTGCAAGCAGTGCGGAAAAGATTGCCGCAAGATTTTTTGTTCTCACAGGTGTTCTGCGTTATTCAACAACCCCCTCAAGGCTAACAAGAAGAAAAAGTGCCTTGAGTGTGGAGTAAAGCACTCGAACAAAAAATTTTGTAGCCATGGATGCAATCAGAAAAACAAAGAGAAAGCGGTGCTCGTAGAATGGCGATCCGGAGCGCGTAGTGGGTTAACAAAGAATGGCTTTCTTTGTGAAACCGTAAGACGGTACCTTCTTGGGAAATACGACAACAAGTGCTCTAGGTGTGGATGGTGCGAGGTTAACCATAAAAGTGGAAAGGTGCCGGTTCAGATCGAGCATATCGACGGGGATTTTCGCAATTGCAGTGAAAGCAATTTGATCGTTTTGTGCCCTAATTGCCATTCTTTAACTCCGACATACATGTCGCTTAATCGGGGCAATGGAAGAGACGTTAACGGAATGAGGCGCAAAAAGGATGCCGGAATAGCTCAACAGGAAGAGCATATCATCGGTAATGATACGACTGGGGTTCGAGGCCCCATTTCGGCTCCAAGGTTTTTAATGTAAGTTTTTGCCCTGCAAGCATTGCCGTCGATGCACCGGGCCTGTACCCCGGACAATGCCGTTAGACTCGGCAGCAGGGCTCCAAGTGTGGCCGTGCCGACTATTGGTATGTCGGGCATGTCTGTGGAACATGTCTCTTGTGGATTCGATTTCCACCGGCCACCCCATTTACGCGGGCCCTTAGCTCATTTGGGAGAGCGCCTCGTTTGCACCGAGGAGGCGGTCGGATCGAAGCCGACAGGGTCCACCAGTTTTGCCGATTGAGCTAGTGCGGTCATAGCAGTGGTTTGATTTTAATGGTATAATGCTTGCATGTTCAGAACTATACCATGTAGTAAATGTGGGACAGAAATAGGGATGAATCGTATCAAGACGCATGAACGTCTGTGCGATGGTTTTGGACCTGCCCGCCGCAGGAAAACAGTGATTTTCGAGACCGATGTAGACGGCAAGAAGATTTGTCCAGATTGCGGTAAGAAGTGCAGCAAATATGGCGCTGCAACTCACTGGAGGATTGCTCATCGTGGCGATTATGCTGGAAGACCGTTAGGCACTGGGCCAGCAAAAGGGAAATCTTGGAACAGAGGTCTGACAAAGGAAACGGACGAAAGGATAGCGAGAGCCTGTGCCAATGTCAGTGAAGGAGTAAGGCGATACGTTGCCAACATGACCGATGAGGACCGCAAGAAGCGATCTGAAATTGGAAGGAGAAAAAGTCCGACTAAAGGTGGCCCAAGAAAGGGGGCTGGACGTGGTAAAAGTGGGTGGTATCAAGGATTTTGGTGTGATTCGTCTTGGGAGTTGGCTTGGGTAATACACGCTATCGATCATTCAATTTCTTTCAGCAGAAATACGCTTGGTTATGAATATGAGTTTGAGGGTAAGCGATCCAAGTTTTATCCAGACTTTCTTTTGGGTGCTGGAAACCTAGTCGAAGTCAAGGGGTATTTTGACCGACGCAACAATGCAAAGATAGCAGCAGTTGAAGGATTAACGGTTTTAGGCGAAAAAGAAATAAAGCCGTATTTGTTATATGCGGTTGAAAGGTTTGGTACTGATTTCGTTTCTGCTGCTTATCAACAACCGCCAGAATACAGATGTTGTGATTGTGGCACTGCCGTAACAAATAATGCTCCGCGCTGTGCAAGATGTGCTGGATTGAAGAGTGCGAAGTATAAGATTCAATGGCCGACAAATGAACAGTTGATCGATATGATTGGTTTAAGTAACCGAAATCAAGTTGCAAAACGGCTAGGGGTATCATTTAGTGCGATTGCGAAGCGTTTGAAAGTTCATGGACTCGTAGCTCCAATGTAGAGCGACACGTTGAAGCCGTGTGCGGTGCTGGTTCAAGTCCAGTCGAGTCCACCATAGTTTATCCGGGCCTAGCCTAGCGGCTTCAGGCACCTGTTTCGGGAACAGGATGAGCGGCGTTCAACTCGCCGGGTCCGGACCAGCTTAACCGTGTGTGGCGCAGCCAGGAAGCGCACCTGATTTGGGATCAGGGGGTCATCAGTTCGAATCTGATCACGCGGACCATTGAGGGGCTGTAGCTCATCTGGATAGAGCGCCGGTTTGCGGAACCGGAGGCAGCAAGTTCGAACCTTGCCAGCCCCACCATACTTCGCACCTGTGGCAGAGTGGATTATGCTCCTGTATTCGAAACAGGAAGACGCGGGTTCGAATCCTGCCAGGTGCCCCAGGTTACCAAAGTTCTCTTGCAATCTTCCCCCAGACCGGCGTTATACTTGTCTCCAGCGGATATGGAGAAAGGGAGTCTCGTCAGCCTCATAAGCTGAATATCGCCGGAGTCGGGGTCCGGATCCGCAACCAAGTTTGGACCATTGTTCTATGGGTATGATGTTCGGCTGTCTACCGAACAGAGCGAGTTCGAGTCTCGCATGGTCCGCCAATGTCCGGGCTGGTGTAGGCCTCCTTTCCTCCGCGCCCACCGGAGGGGACAAAGTGGGCACAAGTTTTGGAGGAACAATGATTCACGCGGAGGATGCCATGACAAGTACATAGTGAAAGGAGACTTGTCATGGGCAATGCACACGCTTCAAGGCACCGTCGTGGGCTCGGAAAGCCATGTTCCATCGGTTGCCTTTATTGCGCGATGCGCCCCAAGGATGGGCCACCCGGGAAGCGGCGCAAAAACTACGCCAACAAAACTTCCAGGGGCCGCCATGTTCCCCATGGGCGCAACGCAAACCGCCGCAAGGGTTAAGCATGTCAACGCTGTAGGGATGTGGTTTCGGACGCGGGTTCAATTCCCACCGGGTCCACCAGAGAGGGTTGGAAGCTGCTTTAGGACTTACCCCCTTGGAAAAAGTGAGCGGTTAATGTCAACCCTCTCTTGTGGGCCCGTCACGGTTTCGACGGGATCAGGGATCTACAGTTTCATGCCGGGATTGATGCTCACCGCAACGAGAATCAAACCATAAGTGCAGCAGCATTTGCGCTCCCGGTTGCCGCCTAAACAACGGTAACCCGTGGACGGCCGGGTTCCATGTAAAAAAACACCCGGCAAGGTTTTGGCCCTGTCTGCTAAGTGGATAGGCAACTGGACTCTCACTCCGGAAATGACGGGTTCGAATCCCGCCAGGGCTACCAAGTTGCATTTGTTTGGGAATTACGTACTTAACTCCCTTGGAGGGTAAATGAGCATCGTTCATCAAAGTCAGTTGATGCCAGCCGAGAACAAGTTTCACGTCGGCAATAGCGAAGATGGAAAACATTACTGGATCACTCCGCCTGATCTCTATTCGGCGCTGGACACAGAGTTTCACTTCGATTTTGACCCATGCCCCTTCCCGCTTCCGGTAGGCTTTGACGGCCTCACTTGCGAATGGGGTAAGTCTAATTACGTCAATCCGCCGTTTGGGTCCATCATTCATCAAGGCAAGAAGAAAGGTCCGACCGCTTGGGTCCGTAAGTCCATTGAAGAGCAGCAAAAAGGGAACCTCGTTGTGCTTGTCTACCCCGTCGATAAATGGGTGCTCATGATGCTCAAGGCTATCGGGACTAAAGTCCGAAACCTTGGCGACGTTCGATGGCTTGCAACTGAGGACATGTCCATCGGCAAAGGTACTGGAAGGCATATTGCAGCTTTCATTTTGGAGCCGAAACTGTGAAAGGGACTCAAGTATATAAGTCCCATTTGTTTTGAGATGGCAGGCTGCGTCGGTTTGGCCCACGGTCTTTCACACCGTGCTACGCGGGTTCGACTCCCGTCCATCTCGCCAGTTCTATGAGGAGGAATCGTGAAGGTTGCAAGGAGTCACATCGTCGCCGCAATCGAGGTAGCTGATCAGATCAAGAACGGCAAGATTCTTTTTTATCCCAAATACGCCATCAAGGCCAAACGCTATGCCGGAAAAGACAAATCCACCGGCGAGTTTGGGTGGACGGTATCGGTTGTTCCTCTCCGGCCAGTCAAAGCATAAAAATGAAAACCCTCTTGTTTTCCCTTACTTCAAAAGATTTCGAGTTTCAGACTTTTTGCACTGGCGGCAACGGCGGCCAACACCGCAACGCAAAGCAAAACGGTGTGCGGTGTATCCATACAGCCTCTGGGGCCAGGGCCGAACACCGCGACGGACGCGATCAGCGGAAGAATAAGGAAGAAGCCTTCCGCAAATGCGCCGAGACCCCTCAGTTTAAGGCTTGGCACAGGGCTGAAACTATGCGCCGCATGGGCCTCATGAAGAGCGTTGACCGGGCCGTTGATGAGGCTATGAGGCCAGAAAACATCAAGGTCGAGATTTTGAATGGGATCTAAAGAGGACTTCGAGGAGTCTGATTGTGGAGCGGCCGAGGAGATTCAAACTCCCGTCATCGGATTGGAAGTCCGAGGCCCTATCATTGGACGACGGCCGCAAATTTGGTGCCGGATGCTGGGCTTGAACCAGCTACCTCTCGCTTATATCGTATCCAATTGATCAACCGATTTTAATTCATAGTCTGATGCCAATCTAACTCCTCGCACTTGATTGTTGGCTGACGGCTTGAATCTCAAGGCAATATCCCTTTTCAATTGTCTCAATAAATCTGGTCCGAATAGATAGAACTTCCGATCATTCGGTTCGTAAGCTACGAGTGCATCTACTTGATTTTCGTAGCTACGATGAACAACTTTTCCGTGGTCAGTTGTATTATTTACAAATGATACCGAGAATGTCTTACCATTATTACGCCATGTTGTTTTTACCTGCACTCGTAGCAGTCGTTTTCCAGTGTCTACGATCATATCGTAGCGGTGGCGGTCTCCAAGTGGAACAGATACCGCTAATCCTTGTTCAACACACCATAGAGCAAACCTCATCTCAGATATGTCGCCTGTCTGCTTGGTGTTAATTTTTGTTGTCGCGTTAATCATCGAACTCACAACCTTTCCATTATCGATGGAATCCTATTCCAAATTTATCTACGCTACAATCATATAACACATTACTCCTGTATACCGAACGCTCTAAGCCATCGGTGAGCTAATCCGGCAAACCTGGTGCGGAGTGAGGGACTCGAACCCCCGACGACCTGCTTGTAAGGCAGACGATCTAGCCGCTGATCAAACTCCGCAAAATACCCTAAACAACTTATAACTTAGGCGTATACATCAAAAAACCGGAACACGCCCAAGATACAAAGCAACTGGAGCTGCCGACAGGACTCGAACCTGCCTTATCCACCTACGGTGTTCGCCTTCGGAGGGCGACCCGGTACGGCAGCAAACTGGTGGTCGCAGGAAGAGTCGAACTTCCGGCCTACGGTTTAGGAAACCATCGCTCTATCCGTCTGAGCTATGCGACCAAATCTGGTGATCCTAATGGAAGACCTATCCCGGATCGAACGGGAATCATTCGCTTAGAAGGCGAGGCTCTATCCCTTTGAGCTATAGGTCCATTGGTGAGACGGGTGAGATTTGAACTCACGTTTATGACGACTTAAAAGGTCGTTGCCGAACCAGACTAGGCGACCGTCTCTCGTAAATTCTTGGTATATTCTCTGTTTGCTCTTGTACAACCATCGCAATGCCGAAGACCGCGACGAGCTTCTGCTAAGTATCCCGACCTTGTTCCGTGCTGAATTTCAAGCAGTTTTCTCGGACCACCGTTGTTCTTCTTTTGATATTTACGAACGCAATCCTTGCAGTCAGATGCTAAACCATCCCAACGGCTTTTGTTCTTGCTGAACATCGCAACTGGCTGAGGCTTTTTGCAGGTTGAGCATCGTTTTGTCCCGTCTTCTTGGAGAGCGTTTCTGTACCTGCCGGATTGTTCCGCGCAATTCTGCATCTGTGAAACAATCCTTATGTTTCCAAGTTCGTAGTGACCAGAATCGCCAATCCTTGCCGCGTTAGGTGTAACGTCAGGATTCTCTTTTTGAAACTTCTCGTATTCAGGGATGGCCCATTTCAGCCATTCATCCCACGTCATTCGTAATTCCACATTCGCGTAAGAGGGGTTCTTCCCATCTTTATTAAGACACCTTTTCAACATCCCATAATACGCTGCTTTTGCTCGATAAAGAGGGGTGCGATGAATCTCCGGGCTTTTGTAGGCAATCATGTCTTAAACTTAAAATAATCTTGCCTACGTGTCAATGGTGGATGCGGAAGGATTTGAACCTTCATCTTCACGGGTAAGGGCCGTGCATACTAGCCGTTGTACTACGCATCCACTGGGGCCGGAAGAGGGAATCGAACCCGTCTCGCATCGGTAATCTACCGACAACTACAAGGCTTATAAGACCTCGCGGCAACCTATGCTTTCCGGCAAAACTGCTGTTGTGCGATCCGGCCCTTACATCGGAAAAGATGCAGGATATTCCGGTTACTCGCTAGTCAGGCTCTCGCCCTTCTGCTGCCGCGTTTCACCCGCACAACAACCTTGGTGCCGCACGGGGGAAACGATCCCCTACTCCGTCTGCTTTATGAGGGCAGCGTTCCTCTTGGATATGCGGCGAGTCTGGCGCGGGACCGGAGAGTCGAACTCCGCACGGCGGCGTTTGGAGTGCTGCCTGATCTCGGATCGTCCCGCATTTTCAAAGAGCATTAAAAAACCCCCACCTGAGTGGAGGTCTGGTGGTGCCAACACGCAGACCCCTAAGACACGACTCCCCAAATGACCCGCTTGGTCATCCTGGTTATCGGTTTGGTCTTGGTCATCATGTTGTTAATCTTCCCATGGATGGGCTGCGATGTCAATGGTGCGTTCGGCAGGATTCGAACCTGCAGCGTCCTCAAAGAGGATTCCGGGTTACAGCCGGACAGTGTCCACCGTCTCACCAGCGAACGCACAATATGGTGGAGGGTAATGGTATCCATCCATCATCCCTTACGGGAGCCACGGTGTTCAGGACCGTTTGCCTCAGCATCGGCGGTACCCTCCAAACTTGGCGGTAGCGGCGTGAGTCCAACACGCAACGGCTTTCACCGTGTCCGCTTTCGAGGCGGGTGGGCTTGGCAATGCCCAACGCTACCGTGGAGGAAGGCAGGTCACTCGAAGACCAGTCCTTACGGACCTCATCGCTTTCCAAGCGAGACCACAACCTCAGTGGTTTACCTTCCCAAACTGGCGGAGAGCCGAGGTCTTGATCCCCACTCCCGAAGGAGCCATCGGTTTAGCAAACCGCGCCCATGCCCTGACGGGTTGACTCTCCAAAATATCTACTGCATCGACATATCACCAAAACATGTCGATTTTCTGCCCATCTTTCGACGTATTTGGTGCCGCACGTCAGAATCGAACTGACAAACAATCAACAGTTTTTGAAACTGTCCGCTTTACCTATTTGCGTAGTGCGGCACAATTTTGGTAGGCGTGGTGGGGGTCGAACCCACAGGTGACCGTTTAGGGTACGGCAGTTTCTAAGACTGCTGGCTGATCCAATTCGCCGTCACGCCCACGTTTTTGTTTTTTCTTCCACTCGTTAATAGTAAAATTGTGAGCTTTCTTGCAAGCATCACATCTGCACCCACGTTGGAGAGCGCGAGAGGAATCGGACCTCCGTAAACGGCTTTGCAGGCCGCTGCATGACCACTCTGCCACGCGCTCGTGTGGGAACCGGGAGTCGAACCCGGAGACAACGGTTTTTAAGACCGTCCGCTCGATCCATTCGGCGTGTTCCCACAAAAGAAAAACCCTCCAAACCTTTCGGCTGGAGGGCGCTTCCTCACGAATCTCTTATCGTGTCAGGCGCACCCATCCCCGCAGGATGACAGATACGAACTGAGCGACAAGTTCTTCATGTGTTCCACCTTCTCACAAGAGCAACCGCATGACAAGGTTTATTTTTTGGGATCCATCGCCGCATCCCCAAATCCTGCTGCCCGCATGCTATCCCGGCCGCGACGATAGGCTTCGAGGACATTGTGATTGTAGATTTTCATGTGTTTCAACGCGGGCCAGGGATTGCCGTCATCCCACGCATCATCGACAAACAGGTCTTTTACCGCGTCGGCTCCTGATTCGTCCACGGGAACGTCATACATTTCCCGCTGCCATTTCTGAATACACTTTTGGATAAATTCGCTTGGCGGCAGGCAGCTAAAATATGTCCAGAATTCTCTTGCCTGGCTCTCGCTCGGCACGATTGGGTTCTCTGACTGCCAGCGAAGAGCGGCTTCAACGATTCCCCTTACCGAGCTTTTCGATCTCGCTCCAGTGGACTCCCACTCTACCTCAGCCGCCTTCAACATCCCCTCGGGTACCTTGATCTTTTTCGCCGTCATCCCATCATCTCCCTTGCTCGTCAATGCAAAACAATCTTTTTCCCTGTTTGCGCGGTGAGCCTTGCCTCGTAGCGACCAACCTCGCGCTCCACCTCGTCGGCAAGCTCCTTCCAGTATTCCTCTATCGTGATGATGCCCTTTCCGATAAGAAGGCGCAGCAGCGCCGTGTTCTCGCAAAGCGCCGAGTTGACGCCGACGCGCAAATGCTTCGGCTCCGCATCCTTTGATCCCAACTCCCTCTCTGCCGCCACACCGGCCTGCATGGCCTGCATGGCCTTTTCATAGCGATCCCTGTCGCTCATCGATCCTCCTCAGTATTTCTTCCCGTTTGGTTTAAGGCGCTCCTCGCGCGTGTGGTCCTTGCGGGTAAGGTTGTAGGCCATCTTCTCCTGAAACGCCCCACCCAGGTCAATTCTGAGCCCGCAGACATATCCAGGATGCGGATCAGGCAATCCGCCATCTCGACCTCCAGCATTGTCCGGTGGGGCAGCTTGTCATCCATCAGGTTCTTGCGATGACCCTCCATTGCCTCCGCCAGCTCGGACACGCAAAGCATGAGCATCTCGCCGACATTGCGCTCGACGGGTTGACCTGTCTCCAGATCCACCCACCACTTTTTGTTGTTTTCATGAACCTCTTCAGCGAGGCTGTTGATCTTTTCTGCGGACGTCATGGTCTCCTCACGCATAGATGTATTTCTCCCAACAGCTATCCTCTTCGAGCCCCACCAGCCTCAGCAGCGCCCTGGAGGTGTGAATGGTCAAGCGCCTCGGCCTCTTGATCAGCTTCATGTCGGCCTCCTCGGGAGTTCTGTCGGCCTTCTTGTGGTTGCAGAGATGGCAGCAGGTGACCAGGTTCTCCCACTTGTTCTGGCCGCCCCTCGATTTGGGAACGATATGGTCGAGCGTCATTCTCAGGGACGTCTTTTTCCCTCCGGAGACGACAATCTCCCCTGCCTTCCGGCCGCAATACTGGCACACCTTCCTGTCCCGGGAGTAGATGTTCTCGCGGGTGAGCATGTTGATGCGTATGGGGACTTTTGCCAGATGAGCCAATCTGATCACGGAAGGAAGCATGATCCCCGGGTACACCTCCCGGCCGTAGTCCTCCACAATGACGCAGGCCTCCTTGACGTAGAGCGTGATGGCTCTACGCGCGGAGCACACTGCAATCGGCTCGTAGGATGCGTTCAGCACCAGGCAGGCCTTGTGGATGCTCATACCAGCTCCCTTGAGTTCCATGATTCAGCGCGGTGTTTCTTGTTGGCAATGGATTTGGGGACGACGAGTGTCGAGAGGCCATGGGCGCAGCATCCGGCGTTGATCATGCCCGGACCCGCGCAGTTGCATACCAGCTTTGCCTTGGCCTTGTACTCGGCGCTCTTGGGGTGCAGCAGGGACATATCCGCCAGGATCTGCCTCTTCTCCTGGTAGATCAGCTCGATGCGGATCGACTCTTCCGAGTTTTTTTTTCCTCGCTGCTCAAAGTAGCTTTCTGTTGTGGTGTCCACTATGTGATCCTCATGGGGTTGAGCGACTTGAGGGGCGAGTTTTCCAGCATGGCGCGTTTCATCTTTCTTCTCTCGCGCCTGCGGGCCGAACGTTCCTTGCGCTGCACAATCTCCTGCTGGGCTTCCTCAATGCAGAGGCAGTCGCATCCGACGTTCTGGCATCCGCCCTCTTTGTGGTCCCGGTGCCAGCACATGTAGCAGATTTGCTTGTGCGTGAGAGGATCTTCCTGTGTTGGATTCAGGATCCAATTGTGTTCCATGTTTCCTCCATTCGACGACCATCGTAAGTACGGCGGAAGGGGTTGTCAAGATTACTCCGGTAACCTGTCCGCCGCGCGGACCGTATCCGCTTCCAGGGGGTACCGTAGCAAACTTTGCCGGACCCCCTCGTAAACTTTGCTGATCCGTCCAGGTTCTTCCAAGAAGGATGTAGTTGTTGCTGTGCCGATCTGTTCCCGGCCGATGCCGGTGAGACGCCAGTAGACGCCGTAGACGTTGGTCAGCGGGTGAACCTCCGACCTGTACCCAGTGTGGATTTTCCCTTCTTTCGAGATTATCCACTGGATGAGGATCTCTGGGGGCGGGGGGATAAGGGCCCATGACACCCAGTTGCTGGCGTCCACATAATCCTCGCTGTTTGCGTTTGATTCGACATTAGAAGCGTGGATAGTCATCGCTCCCCCGGAAGAACGTCCAGAGAGTGATGGCAAAGGCGAGGAGCGCCGCGACCCTCTGTGTGTCGATGCCTCCGCCGATCACGCCAATCGCCCATCCGACGACGAGGCTGGCGAAGAGGGAACTCAGGATTGCGATGGTGAACCTCATTTTTCCTCCTTCTTGCAGGTTCTGGTTACGATTGCCTTGCCGTCGTATACGACGGTCACCTGTCCGTAGCGGCTGGTGGAGTAGTAGCGGTAGGAGCCATCCGCACTGACGATGAAGGGGTTGGCTTCTGGCAGCGTCATCTTGCTGTCGGCGTAGATGTCCTGCCATTGCCCGTTGCAGGTTTGCACCCAGACCATGGCGACGACCGGCTGGGGCAGGATCTGGTGTGTTCCGAGGATTGAGCCGGAGTGGGCCACGGCGGCGAGGAGGAGTTCGATCATTTGTCTTTCCACCTTTCTAGTGAATCGGCTTTTTGCGACAGCGCATCTTCCCATGCCAAGCGGCAGGCCTCTTGCCAACCAAGGCGCTCAAAGTCAAACGCGGCCGAATAAGAGACAGTACAAACATGGTCCGTAAACTCCATCCGAACCGGGCTCTTGTCCGCCATCCTCCGCGTAAACCCTCCCCGGTGCCACACCCTCCTCCACACCGGCCCCCCGATCATCACAACACCACACCCATGACAGGGAGACGCGTCAGGGTGCAGCACAAGAAACTCCCTTACCGTTTTCATCGCCAATCCCTTAAACCCTTAATCAGGAATCCTTTAATCAGAGAAACACCCAATCAACCAATCAAGAAGGCATCCGCCCTCCCACCAACTCACGCCCCCCCCGGGGAGGAATGTTCCACCTCGGGCTCTTGCACAAAGGACAATAACGGGGATTCTCCACCTTCGGCTCCCACGTCCCCCTACACCGCATGCACGTCTTCATAATAATCATCATCATCATCACTTTTATAACCGGGTGTCAAGAAAAAAATGATGATGATGATTATGATCAGACCGTGTAAATTTTACATACCATCCACATTTTTGCGGACAACTGGATCGGATAGTGGGGATTTTTTCGCTGAAGGGGTAACTGTTTCTATCACCCCCCACCATAGGGGGTGTACCCCTTGGTACCCCATCCCGGTCCCGCTCTGTACCTGCATTGCATGGACCCACATGATCTCATGTACGGTCCCATGGTATGAACAGGGTACACTCTAGAGAGACACTCCAACGCTCCCCGCGCAGTGTCTAATTGATTGAGGCTGATAGACTCACCATCCAATTGTCTATCACTCTCTATGAGATTGAATAGATATATCTGGATGAGGATATCTCCGCTATGGTCCCGAGCTATATCGTGTATGTCATTCCATAGTAATCACTTGCAGGTTACCAAAGAGTTGGCCGGTATGTTACCTCCGTGACGTTGCACTAGCGTGGGATGTGTATTATTCGCTTGCATTATGTCTATTCCATTGTATGATGAATCTATGAAAGTAATCCACTCCACCTATATCAGCGTGGAGTCTACGAGGATCAAATGAGACAATCGAATCGAAATGGAAGGGTACTCTACTCGGATGATAACGTCACTGTTATCGTCACCGGATTATCCCGCAAGAGCGAGAACGTGAAAACGGGACCCATGTTGCAGGTATTCATCCTGCAAACTGGAGTATCTCCACTAGATGGAGTTAAAACCGGCAGTGATTACGCTATCTGCGGGAATTGTCCGCATCGTAGAAACCCCATTACTGGTAAACGTTCCTGTTACGTCAATGTGGGCCAATCGCCACAAAATGTCTGGATATCCTTTAAATCAGGGGCTTATGCGCCGTTGGCGATCGAAGACTACGGCACAGTATTCAATGGTAAGCGAGTGCGATTAGGTGCCTATGGTGACCCTGCTTTTATCCCACAAAACATTGTCAGTGCTATTTGCTCCTCGTCCGCTAAGTGGGCGGGATACACTCACCAGTGGAAACGGGCAGAATGGTTAAAACCATACACCATGGCCAGTGTGGACAGTCCGGCAGAGCAAGCTATTGCCGCGGGGCGGGGGTGGCGGACGTTTCGAGTTAACTCCGACAATTCACCCATAGCCGGTGAGATCCGCTGTCCCTCGTCACCCGAGGGGGGGGACAAGGTTCAGTGTTATAACTGCTGCCTTTGTCATGGGGCGGGATCTGAACGAAACATTACAATTCAGGTACATGGATCTGGCAAAGCCAACTTTGTCTCTCTCGCGTCATTGACGGCACGCTCTTAATTGGGCGCGCCGTTTTTTGTTTGCACATCAGCCGAGCTCGGGCGCATCCGGGCATGAGGATAGGACCATGAAAGATACCAGAACGGCAATTGATCAGTACGTTGATTCCGAGGAGTATGAACAGGAACGGGATAAACGGGAACATGATGACGCAATCAAAGCATTTCAGGAGCAAAATCTTGCATGGGCAAGAATCCGCGAACTACCACGCAAGGACAATGTTTACAGCGCTATGATGCGCCGTTTCTATGGTCCTCCCCCAGATCCGCGTCCCGGCCTGTAATGCCGAAACCCCCCCATGGGGGTCCGCCGGAAATAGCCTACCGGCGCTGATAAGGCAGGCTAGAGAGCAGGGAATCAATGAAGCAGGGAATCAGAGTACCAGAACCGCGAACCTATGACCTTAACGGGGGAAGTTGTCTCACTGCCACCGTTGCCGGAATTCCAGATCTTCAACTCGCCATCGTGGTAGACCATCGAGACGCGGCCCTGATAGCAGATGCACTCGCCATTCTTGAGCCGGACAATGACGACGATAGGGAGGCTGCCCAAAAGCTATCAGCCCTTATCGCTGAAGAGATTGGCCGTCCCATGTCGGCATGAGAAAGGCAGAGGGGGGAGAGAACATGAGACCTGATCACAAGTACCTCGTAGACCATGGGTGGGTTCGTGACCCCAACCGGCCACAAAACACCATGGGAAACCGCATCCAGTACCTCTGGATGCACCCGCAGCTACGTCCGCAGGGACTAGCGCCAACCAGCCACGCGCTGTATGTACAGCAGAGAAAGGGGAATCACAATGAAAATCCATCGGGCAATCTGGTATAAGGCGGACGGGTCCATCATGAACGTCCAGCCTGTTGACGGTAAGAAGTTCGACTACAGGGAACTACAGAAGGCCGTCGGCGGCCTGATCGAGAGCATTATCCCGAACAAGGGACGAGTTAACCTGGATACCGGGCGGGTCGAGGTCACGGCCACGGGGCCCAAGTGCTCTCAAGTGTGGGCCAACGAAGAGGGGTTGCTCCTGGGCCTGAGCCCCAACCCGTTCACCCCGGTATTCGCCAACATGGAAGTCTACCGGTGCAATGGGTACGGGCCTGGCTGGAGAGTGGCAGGGAATGCCATTGCCGTCTACAGCGTCGAGAAGGATGCTGCACCCACCTACCCCGTCATCTAGTCCGTATACGGACAAAACCGCCCGCCGGAGCGCATCCGGCAGGGTCCATCGGCAAGCCTTCATGGGGCGGACCTGAGCACCTACCGATTGCCGGGAAAGAGGAGCACATGACAAGGAAAAACCACAAGGTCGCCGATCTTGGCAGTTTCGCCACTCGAATCAATCCCATGACCATGGGATTCTCGCCCAAGATGGCCGCCATCGTCGGCGCTATCATCGGCCACGATTACGGCGTTAAGGACCGCAGGGGCAGACGCCCCACCGGGATCTCCATTACCAGCGATGGATTCGTCATCGCATCCAGCACAGCATCGGACGGCGGCGGTGTCTTTATCGGCGGCGCTGGCGACCTGGAACAGAACCTCTCCATCTGGAAAGCCGACCAGTCGGAGTTCGAAACCCACTACGCCAAAGTAACCGACTGGCGCAAACGGTAACCGTTACTTTCGTGATGTAGACAGTCAATCAGACACCCTGTAGAGTGGTTTGTGACATCGAGGGAGGTGAGGTTTGGTATTCACGGCGTTTCTGCTTGTGGCGGGTGGAGTTTCAATCTGGGCAGTCAGAAGGGCCCGGAACAACTCCACCCTTGTGATAGGGGGGTTGGCCCTCTATTGGATCTTCGGACGGCTGATGGCCATTCTGGCCCACCTGCTCTCCTAACCGGCAGCATGGGCTGCCGTCAGGGTTCCGGCGCAAGTCGTAATCCTGACGGGAGCCCAAAGCTCCAAATTGCCCACCGGGGGGCTATCCCGGAAGGAGGATTCACCCAATGGAAAACACACCCACCGTCGGCCAGATCACTGAACTGGCTCTCCGCTACGACAAGGCCCGTTCCGCCCGGAACCTGGCGCAGGAAGCCCTGAGCCAGATCGAGGCCGAGGCCGTCGCCATGGTCGAGAAGTATGGCCACTGCCCGGCAAAGGCTGAAAAATCCCGGCGTCTCTCCGGGCTCGGCTGCGACATCACCGTCACCCATGCCGATGCCGTCTCGGTCGTCACCGAGCGTGTCCTCGACCTGAAAAAGGCCCTCGAAGCCAACAAGAAAGACTCTGCCTTCGATGGCCTGTTCCGTGAGCGCATCTCCTATGAGGCGGTGCAGAACCCACAGGAGACCATCGCCAACCTGCCCAAGAGGCTCTCTGTGCGTATCGGCAAGATGTTTGCCGGATGCTTCAAGATCAGCCCCAAGAAACCGGCCCTGAAGGTCACCGTGACCGATCAGGCGAAGGTTATCGGAGAGGGTCAGGGGTTCAAAGAGTACGTCGCGCAGATCGCGGCCTAACCGCCCGCCCCGGGCGTACCGGGGTAACCCTCATCAGCACCAGCGCCGCCAGAGTGCGGGCTGAGGAAGCTGCCGAACGGGCTGCAATCCAAGCCGTAGAGGCTGAGCAGGAACGGCAAGCAACGGCGGCGCGCAAGGAAGCCGAAGAGAAGGCCGCCCGCGAAGCCAACAAAGAGCACTCCCGGAAGATCAACTCCGAGGCCCTCGAAGGCATCGTCCAGGCCATCGTGAGCGCCAACACCAACCTCGACGCTGACCAGATAACAGCGGTCGCCCGCGCCGTCACAGTCGCAATCATCAAGGGCGAAGTTCGCCACACCTCCATCACCTACTAACCAGCAAGGAGACCGACCATGGAAATTCTCAAGATCACAAAGGCTGATCTAAACGAGCGGAACGAATACACCCGCTCACGCGACCTTGAATTTGAAGGCCACATCGAAGTTGAAGCATCGCTCGGGCTGGTCAGCGTGCTCGGATTTATCCGAGCCGCCGGCGGGTTGTTCATCAAGGCCGGGTCGTCCATCAAGGCCGGGGAGTCCATCGAGGCCGGGGAGTTCATCAAGGCCGGGTCGTCCATCAAGGCCGGGGAGTTCATCAAGGCCGGGTCGTCCATCAAGGCCGGGTGGTCCATCAAGGCCGGGGAGTTCATCAAGGCCGGGTCGTCCATCGAGGCCGGGGAGTTCATCAAGGCCGGGTGGTCCATCGAGGCCGGGGAGTTCATCAAGGCCGGGTCGTCCATCAAGGCCGGGGAGTTCATCAAGGCCGGGTCGTCCATCGAGGCCGGGTC